CGGCATGGCGCAGGAGCAATACGCGACCCGGCTGATGGGCTCGGGTGCGCGGCCGGGCGGTGTTCTCCAGACCGACCGAAAGTTGTCCGAGGAAGCTTTTGAGAGGCTGCGTGACGGCTTCAACCAGAATTACGCCGGGCTGCGCAATGCCGGCCGTACCGCGATCCTCGAAGAGGGGCTCAAGTGGCAGCCCTTGGCGATGACTGCGGAGCAGGCCGAAGCGCTCAAATCGCGCGAGTTCCAGCTCGAGGATGTCGGCCGCGGCTTTGGCGTGCCGCGGCACCGGCTGGGCTTGCCGATCGAGCGCGGCGACCTCGTGCAATTGCAGCAGCTCTACCTCAACACGACCTTGACCGCCTGGGCCGAGCGCTGGGTCCCGAAATTCGAGGATCTGGGCGAGCTCGACGGCCAGAAACTCTTTGTCGAGTTCGACTATTCGCACTTCCTGAAGGCCGATTTGCAGACGCGCCTTACTGCGATGCGCACCGGCGTCGTGGGGATGGTCTATACCCCGAACGAGGCGCGGCTCGGCGAGGACTTGGGGGCGGTCGAGGGCGGCGACACGCTCTATCAGCCAGTCAACGTGGCGCCGATCGGCTATGTCCCGCAATCGGCGGCGAACGGCAACAACGCGCCAAACGGGCCCGGCAGCGACCAGTCGGGCGAAGCCGCCCCGGGCGGCCGAGGCGACGGCTCGCGGCCGGCCGATCTGCCCGACGAAGCGCCGAACGTGTGAACCGCGCGGTACAACACGGTACAACGAGGTACGCCGAATGTACGTCGATCGCATGCTGCGGCCGGCCTATCGGTCGCGCGAGGAGCGCACCCAGCATTCGAAAGCGCGCGAGAACGCCCGGCGCGCCGCAAAACTACGCGAGCAAGCACAAAAATGCCCGAGCTGATCGACGTTGCGCGGGTCCGCGAGGGATTGCGCGCCGGGCAGAAGCCTGCGGGTGCGGTGTGGCGGCTGGCGACGGTCGAGCCGTTTGCCGATGTCGACAGCAGCCGGCGCATCCCATTCTGTCTGTCGGACGGGACGGTCGACCGGATGGGCGACACGATCGCCGCCGACGGCTGGGTCCTCGACGGCTACCAGAAAAACCCGGTGGCGCTGTGGGCGCATGACGCTTTCTCGCCGCCGATCGGCCGCGGCATCAATATCCGCGTCTCGGACGGGCGCCTCTTGGGCGACGTCGAATTCGCTGGCGCCGAGGTCTACGACTTCGCCGACCTGATCTTTCGCCTGGTCAAGGCGAAATACGTCAATGCCGGCTCGGTCGGCTTTATGCCGCTCGACCTCGAATTCTCGAACGATAAGGACCGGCCCTGGGGCATCGACTTCACCCGCCAGGAATTGCTCGAATTCTCGGTCGTGCCAGTGCCCGCGAACGCCAACGCGCTCGTCGAGGCGCGCGCCAAAGGCATCGACACTCGGCCGCTTGCCGAATGGGCCGAACGCGTGCTGGACGGCGGCGGGAGGGTCATTGTGCCGAAAACCGAATTGGAGCGGCTGCGGCGCCTGGCGCAGGAACCACGACGCCGCGGCGGTGCTGCTGCCGACTGGAAATGCGGGGCGGCGCGCGACCTGGCGCTCGACGACAGTGATGCGTGGGATGGCGGTGCGGCCGCGGCCTCGATCTTTGAATATGCCGGCGGCGACGATTTCGACCCGGCAAAGGCCAGGCGCGGCTTCCTCCTCTACGACGCGGCCGCTCCCAAGCTGCGCGGGTCGTACAAGGATCCGTTCGCGCACGTGGCGGGCGGCGAATTGAAGGCGGTCAAGGGCGGCATCCGGGCGGCGGCCTCTCGCCTGCCGCAGACCGATGCCCCGCAGGAAGCGCTCGACGCGGCCGAAACCGTCGTCAAACATTACGAGGAGAAGTTCGGCATGGCCGGAGACAAGAATTTGCGCCCGGGCGCTCAGGCTCGCGCGGATGGCGGCGGCATGGGCGAGGGCGACCCCTCGACCGGCGGCTACCTCGCCAATTGCGGGCGCGGGCTCGACAGCGAATGTGGCCTCAAAAACCCCGAGGAATGCATGATCCACGGCCCGTCGATGGCCGACAAGGCATTGGCGGGTGCGGTGGCGCGCGCGGTCGGCGCCGAATTGCGCCGCGAGCTCGCACCCCTGGTGGCGCGCGGCATGCCCGATGACGGCGGCGCCGACGACCACCTCGATCGCGCGATGGAGCACGTCCGCGCGGCGCACGGCCACGCCAAGGACCTCGCCGACGGCGACGGCCCCAAGGGCAAGATGCGCGACGCGGCGATCTGCGCGATGCACGCGCACGTCAAGGCGGCCGACGGCTACATGGAAAAGTGCCGCAGCCTGATGGCTGACGGCGGCGACGACGGCAAGCGTACGGTTGAGGACATCGAAGCCCGCGCTGCGCGCGTCGCGGCCCTCGCGGCTGCCTAATCCCCTTTCACCCCGCCCCGGTCTTTCCGGGGCGCCCCGCAAGCCCGCACTCCGCGGGCTTTTTTATTGACCGGAGCCCGCTGAATGGACCCGAGACCGAAACTCCACCAGCTGAAGCAACAGCGGGCGGCCGCCTATGACGAGCTGCAAAAGCTGCAGAGCCACCCCGACCAGCGCAAGTTCGACGCCAAGGCCTCCGAGGTCGAGAGCCTCGACATTGCAATCGCGCGCGCCGAAAAGACGCTCGAGCTCGCCCGCACGGACGCAAAGCTGACGCCGGGCGGCGAGCTAGTGCCGAACGACGGCTGGAAGAACGCCGGCGAGCAGTTCCAGGCGGTCATGCGCGCCGCCTTCAACGACGGCCGCGGGGTCGACCCGCGGCTGATCCGGGCGCCGGCGGGGCTGGGCGAAACCGACCCGTCGGGCGGCGGCTTTACGATCGCCCCCGAATTCTCGGCGACGATCCTGACCCGCGCCTACGACATGGGCGAGCTCGCCAAGCGCGTCTTCAAGCTGCCGATCGAAGGCCCCGGCATCCGCATCCCGTCGATCGACGAGCAGAGCCGTGTGACCGGCTCGCGCTGGGGCGGCGTCCAGTCCTACTGGGTCGGCGAAGGCGACACGGTGACCGCGACCAAGCCCAAATTCCGGCTGATCGAGCTCTACCTCAAAAAGCTGATGAGCCTGTGGTACGTCACCGACGAGATGCTCGCCGACTCGACGGCGCTGACCGGCATCGCCAACCAGGCGTTCGCCGAAGAAATCATGTTCATGATCGAGGACGCGATCTTCGAGGGCTCGGGTGCGGGCCAGCCGCAGGGCTACATGAACGCCAACGCGCTCGTGACGGTGCCGGCCGACAAGGGCCAGGCGCCAAAGACGCTGACCTACACCAACGTCACCAACATGTGGCAGCACGCCTGGGCGCGGGCACGCAAAAACATGGTGTGGCTGATCAACCAGGACTGCGAGTCGCAGCTCTTGAGCCTTTCGACCGTGGTCGGGACCGGCGGCCAGCCCGTCTACCTACCGGTCGGCTCGATCGGCTCGCAGGCGGCGAACGCGCCGAACGGCACCCTCTTGGGGCGCCCGGTGATCCCGATCGAATATGCCAACACCCTCGGCACCACAGGCGACATCACGCTTGTCGACCTGTCGCAGTTCGTCGTCGCCGACCGCAACGCGATGCAGCAGATGTCGTCGATCCACGTGCGGTTCACGACCGACGAGATGACCTTTCGGTTGACCTACCGCGTCGACGGCAGCCCGATCTGGCACACGGGCCTGACCCCGTTCAAGGGCTCGAACACGCTCTCGCCGTTCATCGCGCTGGCGAGCCGCTGACTTCTTGATCCGCCGCCTCCGGCGGCTCGCGTCCCGCCCTAGCTGAAGGTCTCCCTCTGATGGCTACTCCGTTCCGCCTCTGGGAAAACGCCCAGATCGTCAACCTGCTGCCGGCCGCGGCCGACGCCGCCGGCCGCATCTCGAGCTACGTCTCGGTCAAATACGGCCACAAGGCGTTCCTCGTCTGCGGCGTCAACCAAGGGAACGCCGCGACCGTCACCTTTACCCCGTTGCAGGCGACCGACAACCTCGGCACCAACTCGGCCGGGTTGAGCGCCGGCGCGCCGATCGCCGCCGACCTCGACACCTCGACCTCGACCGGGTCGGACCAGTTCACGTTCCCCGCGGCGGCGGCGAGCTATACGACCGACGCCGGGCTCAAAAACAAGATCGTGGTCTTCGAGATCGATCCGGTCGAGCAGATGAACCCGAATAACCTCGCTTCGGGCAACCCCCTGCCGTTCAGCCATATCGCGATCCAGACCGGGGCCTCGAACGCGGCCAACATCACCTCGGCCTATCTCGTCGTGATGCCGCTGCGCGACCAGCGGCTCAACCCGCCGACGACTTACGTCTGATCGGGCCGGGCCGCTCGCTTGGTTGGGCCCTCTCGTTTGACTGTCAACAAGGAGAGCCGGCAATGGGCTCGCTGATACAGCTGCGGTCGCGCAACTCGCCGGCCGGCGATCGCCAGGCCGAATACGACTTGGCGACCCAGGAAACGATTTTGCGCGTCAATGCGGCGGTGCTCGACGAGGATTTCTGCGGGCCGGGGCACACCACGATCCCGGCGGCTGGGTCGCCGGCGGCCGGATACCCGTGGGTCAAGAACACCGCGACCGGCTCGGGGACGGTCAGCGTCCTCGCTAATTTTTCCGGCGGCGCGGTCGCCTGCGCGCTCGCCGCGACCTCGGAAGCCGAGGAGGCGACGCTCTACGCCAACGACATGCTGAATTGGGACGCCTCGAAGAGCGCGGTTTTCGAGGCGCGCCTGGCGATGAGCGTCCTGCCGACCGGCGTCGCCGAAGCGCTGTTCGGGCTTCGCGCCGCGCGCAACGCGGTTCCCGACAGCGCCGCGGTCTATATCGATTTCCAGATGCTGGGGAACGGCAACGTCAACGTCCGCATCAAGGACGGCGTCACCTCGGTCCAATCGGTCGCGACCGGGGTCACCCTCGCCGCCGGCGTGTTTCACAATTTCCGCTTCGACGCATCAGACCCGACCAACGTCCAGTTCTTCATCGACGGGATCAAGGTCAGCCCGGTGGCGTCGGCGGCGGCGATGACCTTTGCCGCGACCGGCGCCAGCGCGGTGCTGCAGCCCTATTTCGCGGTCTACAAAACCGCGACGACCGACGTCGCGACGATGCAGGTCGACTCCTGCCAGATCGGCATGAACCGGTCCTGACCTTTCTGCCAGATAGCGCCGTAAAGCGGGGCCGCCAGTAAATGTCGCTCTTTACCGACATCGAATACTTCACCGCGACGATCCAGTCGGGCCAGACCGTCTCTAACGCGGTCCAGATCGGCAAGAAGACCTTGGTCGGGGTCGTAACTCCGTCGGGGTGGACGACCGCAACAATCGCGTTTCAGGCATCACCCGACGCGGCGAATTTCTACCCGGTAAACAATTTTGCGTTTACCGGCGTCCTCTCGGGCAGCATCACCGCCTCGCAGTTTATCGAGATCGACCCGACTCAGTGGCGCGGTATCGACACCCTAAAGTTGGTTTCCGGCGCAAGCCAGGGGTCGACCGTAAATGTCACCCTCGTTGTTCGCGGCGTCACCTGACCCATGGCGTTGCGCCGCGTTGTCGCCGTCACCTCGCCCGCTACGGCTCCGGACGCGCCCAGCGACAACCTGCCGGCGCCCGGCGCCTATGACCTCGTCGACTTTCCGACCGTGCTCGGCGAGCTCGGCGTCAACGCGTCCGACCCGAACTTGCCTTTGGCGTGGATGGCGCGCGCGGTGACCGACGTGTCGCTGCGCATCCGGGACTATTGCAACCGCGTCTTCCAGGTCGAAGGGCTGAGCGAGCTATTGATCCTCGACGGCGGTTCGGGGCTCACCCCCGGCACCGTAGCGCCGTTGACGTTGTCGCGCTGGCCGGTGGCGAATGCCGTCAGCCTCCTCGCCGCCGCCGAAGCCGACAGCGGCGCGGTGTTGACTTTTACGTCAACCGCCGGGGTTGCAGCCGGCATGCCGGCGAGCCACCGCGCGATCCCGCCCGGGACCACAGTGGCGAGCCTAACGCCGACGACGGTCACCCTGTCGGCGCCGCTCAGCACGAATCCCACCGCGGCGTTGGCGACGAAGGTGCTCGCCGGCGACGCCGTCGTCTTTGGGCTCTCGGTGGCACGCATCCTCGCGACCGGCCAGTCGCCCTATCTACCGGTCAGCCTCGGCTTGCTGAACACCGGGCCGCTGCCGGCGCAGTCGCTCGGCCCCTATGTCGACTACCTCGTCGACAGCAAGATCGGGCGGCTGATCCGGCTCAACCCGTTCGACGCCGCGCCCTGCACCTGGGACACCTTTCCGACCTGGGTCAACTACAGCGCCGGCTATCCCGCGATCCCCGACGACATCGCGGGTGCGGCACTCGAGTGGATCAGCTGGCGCTATTACGAGCGCAAGCGCGGCGACCCGGCGCTGAAAACCCGCACCCAGCCCGAGCTCGGCACCGAAACCTGGTGGGTCGGCGGGCCGCCTTCTTCGGGCGGCGTGCCGGAATCGATCCGCGGCGTGCTCGACCATTACCGCGTGCCGGTGGCGGGATGATCGCCGACGACTTTGAGGGGATCGCGGCCGGGCGCAAGCGGCTGGCCGGAGCGCCGGAGCCGTGGCAGGCACCCTCGAAGCTGCGGCCCTGCGCCAAATGCGGGGCCGACGACCTCGCCAAATGCACCTGCGACAACCCACGCTGCCCGTGCGGCTACATGCCGGCCGGGCAATGCGATTGCTGCGGCTGCTGAGATGGTCGAGTTCGATGTGCTGGCGGTCGGCGAGCGCCGCCTGCAGGCGTTTTTTGACGATTTCCCGGCGCGGCTCGACGCGCGGCTCTATGCCGCGATGGAGCGTATCGCGGGGCGGCTCCTGAGTGCGGTCGAGGCGGCCGAGCCGCAGCGCACCGGCGCCCTGCGGAGCGAAACGACGAGCTTTGTCACGAAGACCGCCGCCGCGATCACCGCCGGCGTCGCCGTCGAGGCGCCGGCGGGCGACAAGGCGGCGCACGGCAAGGCGGCAGCCCTCGAATACGGCGCCCACCGATCGGCGACCGTCGCCGAGCATTGGGCGATCCGCGCGAATTTCTGGGGCCGCTACTCGGCACCGCGAGCGGTGCTGATCGAGGAATACCGCCGCCGCGTCGAGATCGGCGAGGAGCGCTATCTGCGTGGGCCGTTCGCCGCCTTGCGGGGCACGATCCTGGCCGACATCGAAGCCGCGGTCGGCCAGGCCGCCAACGCGCCCCCATAGGCGAGGGGAGGCCCATGAACCGCGAAGCGATCATGCAGGCGCTGCTGACCCTGGTCAGCGAGAGCGCCGGGTTTGTCACGATCGGCCGCCGCCTCGAATGGGTCGCCAAGGTCGCCGGGCTGCCGGCGCTCTATGTGATCGCGACCGACAACGAGTACCAGCAGCACGGCACGACCTTTCCGCCGCGCCGCACGATCGGCGCCGAGATCTGGGTCTATGCCGCAACCGACCTGCAGCAGCCGCCGGGCGCCCAGCTCAATCCGCTGATCGATGCGATCGAGGCGGCCTTGGGCGTCATGCCCGGCCAGGCGCAGACCCTGGGCGGCCTCGTCGTCCATTGCTGGATCGGCGGCGACGACGGGCAAAAGGCGCGGATCGAAATCTTTGAAGGCCATGCTTCGAGCCGTGCCGCCGCCATCATCCCGGTGAGGATCCTCGTGCCATGAGCGAGATCGACCAGAAACCGTCTCCAGAGCCCGTGGGCGCGCCATCGGCGGCCCCAGCGCCTGTCGAGCCCGGCAAACCCGAAACCCCCACCGTAGCGGCTCCCCCGTCGGCTCCGATCGCCTGGATGGCGATCGACGGCGCGATCGAGGCCTGGTGGAGCGACAACTTCCCCGGGTCGGCGGTGGCGCGCGACACCGCGGCGTGGAACGTCGCCTTTACCGCCAAAGAGGATTTGAAACGCCGCCTCGCGGCGCTGAGCGGAGTTTGAAATGCAGCTTTCCTTCGGGTCCGGCGCCTTGTGGGGCGAGCGCGTCGACGTGACCGGGTCGGGCATCGGCCCCCACCAGTTTGGCGTCCTCCAGGATATCCAGATCGATTTCGACTGGACCGACAAGGAGCTCTACGGCATGATGCAGTTCCCGGTCGCGATCGCGCGCGGCCAGGGCAAGATCTCGGGCAAGGCGAAGCTCGCCCAGATCCTCGGCCTCCTCTATACCGACATCTTTTTTGGCCTGGCGGCGGCGGCGGGCCAGTTCGCGGTCACCCAGCTCGAGGCCGGGAGCGTCCCGGCGGTGTCGACCTACACGATCACGGTCGCGAACTCCGCCAACTACGTCGACGACCTCGGCGTCGTCTATGCCGCGACCGGCAAGCCGCTCAACCGGGTCACGACGCCCGCGTCGGCGGGCCAGTATTCGGTCAACTTCACGACCGGGGTCTACACCTTTGCCGCCGCCGACGCCTCGGCGGCGGTGCTGCTGTCCTATACCTACAATATCACCGCCGCCGGCAACAAGGTGACGATCGCCAACCAGCTGACCGGCACCACCCCGGTCTTCAAGGCGACCTTTTACACGCGCTCGCCCTACAGCCTCGGCGGCAGCGCCGGCGAAGGCTACGCGCTCAGGCTCAACGCCTGCACCGCCAACAAATTGTCGTTCCCGACCAAGATCGACGACTGGACGATCCAGGAGCTCGATTTCATGGCGTTCGCCGACGCCTCGAACACGATCGGCTATCTCTCGACCGTCGAATAAGGGCGGAGCGCGCCGATGGCGAAGATCAAGGGCGTCCCGATCGAGATGGGCGGCAGCGAATGGATCGTTGCGCCATTGACGATCGCCCAAATCCGGGAGTCGCAAGCGGACCGCGCGACCTGCGAGAGCGAGGAAGCCTCGCTCGAGGCCCGCACCGATGCCGCGGCACGGATCATCCTGCCGGCATTGCAGCGCAATTACCCCGAGATCACCGCGGCGACGCTCGAGGGCGAGCTGCTCGACGCCGGCAACGTCTTTGAGACCCTGCGCGCGGTCCTGACCGGGTCGGGGCTGCGCCCGGCGCAAGCGGGGGAAGCCGCGGCGGCGAGGACTGGGCCGGCCTCTACGGGCTCCTCGCCACCGCCTGCGGCTACCGGCCCGGAGACATCGACGGGCTGACCCTCCATCAGGTCCAGGACCTTTTCGACTATTGGGAAGACCACCCGCCGGTGCATGTGTTGCTGGCGGCGTTTCTCGGGGTCGAGCCGCGCCGCGCCGGCCCCAATCGGGAGAACCCGCCGGGGAGCCCCCCGCTTCATGCCCCGATCGCCGACCACGAGGCGGCCGAGCTCGCGTTGTCGGGCCAGTTCGCGGTCGGCGAGCGCCCGCTGCATGACGGCCTCGGGGCGCCGGGCATCATCGATTTCGCGGTGCTCAAAGAAAAGCACCAGGCGCTAAAGGCGGGGTAGGCATGGCCTCGAACCTGTCGATCGCGGTCCGCGCCGACACCGCCGAGGCGCGCGCCCAGCTCGCCCTCGTCCAGGCCGACGTCAAAGCGCTCGGCACCGCGTTGCGGCAGGCTGCGGCCGACGCCAGAAGCGGCGGCGGTATCGGCGCCAACGACAATTTGCGCCAGGCGGCAGGGCAATTCGAGGAGGCCCGCGCCAAGGCCTCGGCCTTGACAAAGGAGCTGAACGGGGCCGCCACCGAGGGCTCGCTCCTCGCCCGCAGCTTTGCCAATGTCAAGGAGGAGGTCGAGCGCGCCCGCAGCCCGATCGACACCTTCCGCCAAGGGATGGCCGGCATCCTCGAGGTCACCGGGGCCGCCTTTGCCTTCGAGAAGATCTCTGAATGGGTCGAGGAGATCACCGAGGGCGCGGAGCGGACCAAGATCCTGGCGGAGTCGCTCGGCACCAGCTCGGAACGCCTGTCGGAGTTCCAGAACATCTCGTTGCTCGCCGGCGGCGAGAGTCAAAACCTGATCCGCATCGTCACCCAGCTCGGGCACCAGCTCGAGCTCGGTCTCAACAAGCCGCTCTCCGACCAGGGCCAGGCGATCCGCGCCGCCGGCATCGACATGGCCGCGCTGAAAGAAGCGCTGCGGGACCCGATCGACACGATCGAGCTCTTGCGCCAGACCTGGCAGAACATGGCGGGGAGCGTCAATCGCCTCGACATCTTCCGCAGCCTCGTCGGGCCGCGCGGCATCACCCAGCTCGCACCCGTTCTGAGCCTGACCGCCGAGGAGTTTGAAAAGGTCAAGCAGGCGGCCGAGGCGAGCGGGGCCAATCTCAACGACGCGCAGATCGAAGCGCTGTCGGACACCTGGGAAAAGGTCCACGAGCTCGAATTGGCCATTACCGGCCTCAAATCGCACATCCTTCTCGACTTCAAGGAGCCGATCGACGCCACCACCACGTCGTTGAAGGCGTTTGTCGAGACGATTACGAATTCGGGCGCTGCCACCGCGGCGTTCAAGAGCTTTTTCGACGCGATCCACGGGACCATCGACGCGACCAAGACCGACATCGACAATCTGAAGACGGTGTGGAACGCGTTCGCGAGCGGTTGGCAGCAGCTTCAAAATAATACGCTTCTGCAGCATCTCGGGATCGTCCCGCCCGCCAACGCGCCCTCGCTCGTCCCGGGGGCGTCGCCCCTGGGGTTGACGGATGCGGGGCGCCCCGCGGCACCCGCCGAGGTGAGCCTGCCCGAAGTTTCGGTGACGGCACCTGCCCCGGCCGGGGCCTCGGGGCGCGAGGGCGCCTCGTTCGCCGGCAACGCGATCGCGAACCTCTCCGGCAACGCCGCGATCGTCGCCGACGCCCTCGCCAAGATCGGCGCGTCCGCCAACACCGTGGCGGGGGTTCTCGCCAATCTCAAGGCCGAGAGCGGCATCAGCCCGGATGCCGTCAACCCGAGCGGCGCCACCGGGATCGCGCAGTGGACCGGAGACCGGCTGGCGCAGTTGAAGGCCGCCGAAGGCCCGGCGTGGAACACGCTCCAGGGCCAGGTCGATTTTCTCGTGAAGGAGCTGCAAGGCAAGTTCGCCGGCGTCTTTCACACCGCGAATAGGGCGGCGGACGCCGCGTCGGCCGCCAAAATCGTCTATTCCGGCTACGAAATCCCGGGGTCAAAGGACACGACGGGGCCGGCCCGCGAGGCGCTCGCCACCCAGATCGCGGCGGGCGGCGGGGTCGGGTCCGGCACCGGCAGCACCGCCGCGAGGTTCGACCCCGAGGCCGGCCGCGTCGCGCGCGAGCAGCAATATGCCGAGCTCGAGGCGCAGATCAGGCAGGCCGAGTACCAGCAGGATTTCGCTGCCGCCCGCGCGCTCCTCGACAAGAAGCTCGCGATGCTCGCCGAGGACAAGGCCAGCACGGCCTCGGTCACCGCCGAAAAGGTGCGCCTCGACCACGAGGAGGTCGCGGCCGCGATCCAGCTCGCCCAGCAGAAATACACCTCGCTCAAAAGCGAGGACACCTCCTATCTCGCGGTCTTCAAGGCCAACATGGCGCAGCTCGTCGCCGAGCATAAGATTTCGACGCAGCAGGCGATCGGCTTTGAGATCGAGTACACCGCCAAGCTCTACGCCGAGGAGCGCCGCCGCCTCGAAATCATGATGGCGGACGACCGGCTGACGACGGCGCAAAAGCAGCGGCTCTATGACGAGCTCGTCGAGCTCGACGCGAGCTATACCGCCAAGATCAGCGAGGCCCAGGCGAAGACGGCGCAGGACACCGCGAAAAGCTGGCAGGAAAGCATCAAGCAGGTGTCGGACGCGTTCGCCGCCATGGCGACCGATGTCGTCCTGCGCACGAAGTCGATCGGCCAGGCGTTCGACCAATTGGCGCAAAGCCTCGTCAAGGACACGCTCAACAGCGCCTTCAAGAGCCTCTTCAGCTCGGCGCTCGGGGTCGGCGGCGGTTCGGGCGGCGGCGTCGGCGGCGGGATTTTCGACAGCCTCGGCAAGGACATTTTCGGCGAGGGGCTCGCGGGCGCCGTCGGCAACCCGTTCTCCGCGGGCTCGGGCGGCCTCCTCGGCGGCCTCTTTGGCGGCGCTTCGGGTGCCGCCGACCAGGACTTCTCGGGCGGCATCGGCGCAGCGGCCGATGTCGGGGGCGGCGGCCTCTTCAGCGGCCTCTTCGGCACCTTGTTCAAGGGCCTCGGCTCGCTCTTCGCGTTCTCGAAGGGGGGGATCGTGCCGTCGGCGGCGGGCGGCTGGGCCGTGCCGCAGCTCGGGCCGGGAGGCACCCTCGCACAATTGCACTCGAACGAGATGGTCTTGCCGGCGAATATCAGCCAGGGGCTGCAAGGCATGATCGCCAACGGCGGCGGCGGCGGCGGCAACTCCTTCGGCATCAACATCAACGCGACCGATGCGGCCTCGGTGCAGCGGCTCTTCATGGCGAACGGCTCGGCGCTGGTCGCGGCATTGAATACTGCGATCCGCCGCGGCTCGATGCTGACCCCCGGCTGATGACCCCCAGCTGATGACCGACGTCGGCATCATGGCGATCGCCGCCGGCGGCCTCGCGATCAGCCCGCTGTCCGGCAGCCCGCTCACGATCCTCCCCGGCATCGGGTGGAGCGTCACCAAAGCGCCGACGATGCAGACGCGCATCCAGCGCGCGGTCTCCGGCCGCGAGCTGCGGCTGCAGGATTACCCCTACCCGCTGTGGCAGTTCTCGCTGACCTTCGAGGTGCTGCGCGACCGTTGGGACAGCCGCGGCCGGGGTTTTGGGGCCGTCGGCAACTACGACGAGCTGCGCACACTCTTCGGGTTCTACCTCGCCTGCGGCGCTGCCTTTCGCACGTTTCTGTTCGACGACCCGAGCGACGACCAGGTCACGGGGCAGCCGTTGCCGCTGGCGACGAGCTATGTCTCGGCCTCGTTCCCGGCCGCGGGCGGGAGCGGCTACAACATCGGCGACCAGCTCTCGCCCACCGGCGGCTCGCCGCCGCTTGCCGCCTCGCTGATCGTCAACAGCGTCGGCGGCGGTGGCGCGATCACCAATCTCGGGCCGAGCCTCGGCGGCATCTATTACACCGTGCCCGGCACGAGCGGCGTGCCGTTGACGACGGTGACGGGCGGCGGCTCGGGCGCCACCGTAAACCTCACCTGGGTGACGAGCGTCCAATTGCAGCGCGGGCTTGGTGTCGGCCCGTTTTTCAACGAGCCGATCACCGCCCCCAACAAGGTCGCCGCGCTTTATTTCGCCGGTGTGCCGCAGGTCACATTGATCAACACCGGGATCGTCGCGGGCGGGAGCGGCTACAACATCGGCGACCAGCTCTCGCCGACGATCGCAGGACCGCCGCTCGCCGCCTCGCTCTTTGTCCAGAGTGTGAGCGGCGGCGCCGTCACCTCGCTCGGCGTCTCGAATGGCGGGCTCTATCTCGGGACCCCACCCTCCGCCGCAGTGCCGTTCACCAGCGTCACCGGCAGCGGCTCGGGGTGCACCGCGAACCTGTTGTGGAGCAATGTCGCCGGCTGGCCGGTCGATCCCGCAACCGGCCTCGTGTCGCTGCCGCAGCCCTTTGTCGGCAGCCAGCCGGCGCTATCGGCGGATTTCTCGTATTTCTTCCGATGCCGCTTTGCCGATGACAGCATCAGCTTTGAGAACTTCATGCTGCAATTGTGGGCGCTAAAAAAGTTGGCGTTTATTTCGGTGCCGCCGTGAAGCAAGCGTCCTCGACCCTGATTGCACTGCTGAACGGCGGCGCCCAGTTCCAGATGGCCGACCTCTACACCTTCACGCTTCAGGGCGGCACGGTCCTGCGCTATTCGGGCGCGCTGACCCAAATCGTCGATTTCGCCACCGGGCGGGTCTTTCCGCTCGGCCCCAAATTCGAGCGCTCGCTGATCAATACCGTCATCGGGACCCAGGTCGACCAGCTCGACGTCAAGATTTACCCGACCGCAACCGACACGATCGGCGCCACGCCGTTTTTGGAGGCGGCATGGACCGGCGCGCTCGACGGCGCGCTCCTACAGGTCGAGCGCGCGTTTTTCGCCGCCGGCTGGGGCGACACCAGCCCGGGAACGGTGGTGCTCTTCGCCGGCCGGGTGTCGGACCTCGACTGCACCCGCTCCGGCATCGACATGAAATGCCGCTCGCACCTCGAATTGCTCAACATCCCGATGCCGCGACGGCTCTACCAGGCGGCGTGCAACCACGTCTTTGGCGACGCGATGTGCCAGTTCTCGCGGCCGAACCTGGCGCTGACGTTTGGCGCCGGCGCCGGCTCGTCGCAGACCTCGATCAATGGCGCGCCGGTGACGACGACCCCCTTCGCGCAAGGATCGATCAGCGGCAAGAGCGGCGCCAATTCCGGGCAGACGCGCACGATCTTCGGGTTTCAGTCGGGGGGCAGCATCAGCGTCAAGCTCGCCTTTTTGTCGCCGGTCGGCACCGGCGACCAGTTCGAGATCCTGCCGGGCTGCGACCACATGCTCGCGACCTGCACCAACACCTTCAACAATGCCGTCCATTTCGGCGGCATGCCGTTCATCCCGCCTCCGGAGACCGCCGTATGACGACCCCGGTGCTGCATGTCTTTACGGCGCGGTTCAACCCGCTGCGCTGGCGCCAGCCGCAGCGGCACTATCTCGACTGGGCCCATCGCATGCGCGAGCTCGGCGCCGAGGTCACGGTCGTCGAATGCGCCTATGGCGAGGCGCCGTGGGTCTGCGCAATTCCCGGCGTCGTCCACCACATCGGGGTCCGCGCCGATTCCTGGGCGTGGGCCAAAGAGTGCCTCCTCAACCTCGGCATCCAGCGCCGCCCGGAGGCGCAATACGTCTGCTGGGCGGACAGCGACGTCTTCCCGCGCCGCAACGACTGGGTCGAGGCCACGCTCGACGCATTGCAGCACTACCACGTGGTGCAGCCGTGGGAGACCTGCTACGACCTCGGCCCCGGCGACAGTCACGCGCATGTCTGGCGCTCGTTCGCCCGCCAATACCTGCACGGCCACCCGATCGTCGTCGGCGAGGGCGAGGACTTTCACAAATTTTGGGGCGGGGAGCACGACTACCCGCATACCGGCTATTGCTGGGCGGCCAAGCGCTCGGTGCTGAACGAGGTCGGCGGGCTCTTCGAATACGGCGGGATGGGTGCCGCCGACCACCACCAGGCGGTGGCGATGCTGGGCCGCGTCAAGAGCTCGTTCCCGAAGACGATCTCGCCCGCTTACCGCGTCCTCCTCGAGGCCTGGGAAAAGCGTGCTACGCACGCGGTCAACGGCCGGATCGGCTATGTGCCCGGCACGATCGAGCACCGCTTTCACGGTGCGAAGCAAAACCGCCAATATTGGGACCGCTGGCAGATGTTTCTGCGCCACGGGTTCGACCCGATGACGGATCTGAAGCGCAACACCTGGGGTGTGCTCGAATTCGCCGGCAACAAGCCGGCACTCGAGCTCGAATGGGACCAGTATCTGCGGATGCGCTGGGAAGACGACAATGGCGAGGGGTTCGCCGCGTTTCACCGGCCGGGCCACCCGCCGGCACCCCCGCCGCGCGACCCGCCGGTGTCGCATCCCCATCATCCGCCACACCGCCATCATCACCCCGAGCCGCCGCATCGCCGCCATCCCGGCCGTGACTGACCAGCGCCGCGCCGCGGTCGTTGCCGAGGCCCGAACCTGGCTCAAGACACCCTATCACCACATGGGCCGGGTGAAGGGTGCCGGTGCGGACTGCCTCACACTCCTCGCCGAAGTCTATGAGCGCGCCGGGGTGCTGCCGCATATCGAGCTGCCGTACTATCCGCCCGATTGGCACCTGCACCGCGGCGAGGAGCGTTACGCCGACGGCCTCCTCGCCTATGCGCGCGAGATCGACCCGCCGCCGCAGCCGGCCGACATCGCGCTGTGGCGCTATGGGCGCTGTTTTGCCCATGCCGCGATCGTCGTCCTCTGGCCCAGGATCGTCCACGCCCAGGCCGACGCGCGGCTCGTCTGTTGGGGGGACGCCACACAGGGCTCGCTCGCCTGCCGCGCGGTGCGGTTTTTCGACCCGTTTTAGATGACCAACATCCTGGGGATCGGCCCCAACGCCAAGCAGCAGCAGCTCGCGGGCTCGCTGCGGTTCCAGACCTCGCAAGCGGGCAGCGTCATCCCGCTCGTCTATGGCACCACCCGCATCAGCCCGAACGTCCTCGACTACCAGGATTTCGAGGCCGTGGGCGGCAGCGCCGGAAAGGGTAAGGGCGGCGCTGCCGGCAGCGCCGGGAAGGCCGGCAAGTCGTCGCAGACGATGTACTCGGCCTCGGTCATCCTCGGCCTCTGCCAGGGGCCGATAACCCAGTTCGGGGAGGTCTGGTACAACAAGAGCGTCGGAGCACTCCTCGACCTCTTGGGGTTGTCGACCAAAAATCTCGGCGCCGACGGGCAGCCGGCCGACCCCTATTGGGTGACCAACCACGCGCCCAATGCCATCGGCTATTCCGGCACCGCCAACATCACGCTCGACAAGTACAACCTCGGCGCCTCGGCCTCGCTGCCGAATTTCACGTTCGAGGTCTATGGCATCGGCTCGTCGACCTGGCTCAATGGCGCCGACGCCAACCCGGCCTTTATCGTCAGCGATTTTCTGACCAATGCGCGTTACGGCGCCGGGTTTCCGGCGGCGAACCTCGACAGCCTGACGAGCTATTCGGAGTATTGCACGGCCTTGGGGGTGGCGCTGTCGCCGTCGATCGACACCCAGATACCGGCACAGCAGCAGCTCGCCGACATCGCAAAAATCACCAACTCGGCGATCGTGTGGTCGGGGGGCCTGCTAAAGATCATCCCCTATGGGGACATGCCGCTCAGCACGTCGTTCACGCTGATCACGGTCGCCGGGGCCGTCGCCGGCGGCGACACGATCACCGCGACCTTTACCGGCGCCGGTCTCGGCTCGCCGGTCGCGGTCTCCTACACGGCCGGCGCCGCCAACGTCAACGCCGACACCCTGTACATGAGCTCGTTCACCGGCGCGCTCGCCGGCCAGATCAACGCGAGCGGCCTGCAGGCGTTCGGCGTGCACGCCGGCGTGGCACCGAACGGGCTGATGATCTTCGACAATTCCGGCACCGGCACATTGGCGGTCGGGGTCACCTTTTCCGGCGCCGGCGGCGAAACCGCCACGATCAGCCCGCTCGGGACCTATTCCTGGCAGCCCTACACGACCCCGGTCTACAGCCTCGACGACGACGATTTCATCGTCCAGGAATCGACCGTCGGCTCGTATCTCGGGGTTACCCCCGGGACCGCGGCATTGCGCCAAGGGGCGACCCCGGTCACCGGCGGCTTTACCGACGACCCGGTGCACGTGCAGCGCTCCTCGCCGGCCGACGCCGCGAACTGGGTCGAGATCGAGTGCGTCGACCGCTCGAACTCGTACAACAAATGGCCGGTCGTCGCCTTCGATCAGGGGGCGATCGACCTCTACGGGGTCCGCAAAGACAGCAGCGTCAAGGGCAACGCGATCGTCGACGTGCAGCATGTCGGCCCGGTCGTGGCCCAGCTGGTGCTGCAGCGCAATCTCTATTACCGCAATACCTACACCTTCAATCTCGGTTGGAAATTCTGCCTCCTCGAACCGATGGATTTGGTGCAGCTGAGCGACCCCTACCTCGGCCTCGACAATCTGACGGTGCGGATCACCGGGGTGAGCGAGGACGAGGAGGGCACCTTGGCCATCACCGCGGAGGATTTTTTCGGCGTGCCGGCGGCCGTGCAATACCCGCAGGCCTGACCCCATAATGGGTGTCAAGAGCCTCGGCGCCGGCATCGGCACGCCCGCGTTCTTCGCGCGCCAGGCGGCCGCACCCACCACCTCGGTTCCGGCCTACAATGCCGCCGCACCGAGCGTGAACCCGCCCTTTTTTGTCGAGCCGACGCAGCAATTGCTGGCAGCGCTCGGCGTCGCCGGGCCGGCATTGATCGTCGGGCTCAGCGGCGGCCCCGCCGGCGCCTACAGCCCGTTGTGGGGCGGGGCCGAGGTGTGGGCATCGCTCGACGGCACGAATTACGGCCAGCCTTTTGCCGACGACGCCTTTTTCGGGGTGTCGGCGATGGGGCTCACCACCGCGGCACTCGCGGCCTATGGCGGGGTCAACCCCGACACCGCCGACACGCTCGCGGTCGACCTCAGCCAGTCGAGGGGCACGCTCGCGAGCGTCAGCCCGACGAGCGCCGCCGCCTTTGTCAGCTTGTGCGCGGTGCAGGCGAGCGGCGGCCCAATCGAGTTTCTGGCGTTCGAGACCGCGAGCCTCGTCGGCGCCAGCGCCTACCACCTGACGACCCTCTATCGCGGTCTCTACGGGACGGATGCCGCGAGCCACGCGCTGGGCGCGCAGTTCGTCTATCTCGGCAGCGGCGAATATTTCGCGCAGCCCTTGCCGGCGCAATACACGGGGGTGCCGTTGGAATTCAAGTTCCCGTCGTTCAATTCGACCGGCGGCGGCCTGCAATCGCTTGCCGCGGCGACGGCCTATCCCTACACCCCGGCCGGGTCCGGCAGCCTGCCGGGGCCGGGCTTCCAAACCGACGTCATCACCACCAACACGAATATCAGCCTGTGACGTGATGATGTGGCGGCGAATGCGTTCTTACGGATCTTCGAGCCCGCGGGCGGCGGGAGCTTCAACGCCATCTTACGGCCCCGGCCGCAAGATGGGGAGACTTGGCGCTTTACGCTGATTGGCGCCAATGCGGCCCAAGTCGTCGTGACGCTGACCCCCAATACCGGGCAGACGATAAACCTCGGCTCCGCCGGGATGCCGCTCACCGGGCACGGGGCGACCCGCACCCTCGTGTGGAACGCGCAGTTATCAACCTGGGTCGGCGGGTGACCGATGATCAGGCTCCTCCTCGCCATCGTGCTGTCGCTCGCGGCGGCGGGTGCGGCATGCGCGCAACAGGTGCCATTCGACCGCACCTGGCTCTATCCCGGCGGCGCCAGCTATGCCGCCGGGCTCGGCGACGACAACAAGGTCATCTCGGCGCTCAACGCCGGCGGCGCTCTGACCGTCACCCTGCCCTCGACGACGGCCATGGCGGCGAGCGGCTGGCAGATCGCTGTCGAGAACGACGCGGCGCATACCGTCACGGTCCAGGTCAACGGCACCGCGGGCGGCCATATCCTCTACCCGACGACATCAGGCGGGGCCTCGGCGACCTCGTTTTCGACCGCCGCCGGGAACAACGAGATCGCGGTCGTCGAATATGACGGCAACGGCAATTTCCGGATCGTCGCGGCGACCCCGGCTACCGCATTGGCGCTGGGCTTCTTCTCGGGCGGCAGCGTTCCGGCGGCGGCCGATCTCTTGGGCAGCAACGGGTCTGCTTTTGGCGGGGTGACGGTCGGCACCGGGTTGTCGCTGAGCGGGGCGTTTGGCGCGCAGACATTGTCGGCGACGGGCGGCGGGGTCGCGTGGTCGACCTCGGTCTACACGCTGACGACGACCCCCCTCGTCCTGCCGGCGACCAACTACCTGATCGAAATCGTCAGGCAGAGCGTCGCCGCCCCGATCACGGTCGATCTCGCCGCCGCGCCGCCGGCGAATTTCGTGCAGTGCGTAAAGGACGGCGGCAACAACTTCCAGGCCAACGCCGCCACCATCAAGACCACCGACGGCACCGCGATCGACGCCGTCGCCGGCTCGACCGGCTACGTGATGAACCAGGCCCGGCAATTCGGATGCTTCATCTTCGATGGAACGCAATGGGATATAATCTGAGGCTCGCTTGGGCCGCGTCCGCAATTTCGTTGCTCGCGCTCACTCCGGCCGCGCGTGCCGGCGCCGCGGCCGAGTTTCCGCCGCCGATGTGCGCGCCCGGCACCGCGACCGTGATCTGCCAGCTGATGATCGAGCGCAACAGCGTCTCCGACGAGTTGGCGCTGAGCGAGACCCGGCGCGTCGACGAGTCCAAATCGGCGCAGGCGAGTGCGGCCGCACTCGCCGATTACTGGCGGCATTACGTCATCGGCGCCGCGGCCAAGGCCGATTACTGGGGCCGCCTCTGGGACTGGCTCGCCGAGCATTTCCACCATCGCCGGGGCCGCTGAGCCATGCGCACCGGACGGCACCTCGTAGCGGCGGCGCTGATCGGGTCGCTGATCAGCACCGCCACAACCCCGGCCGCGGCGTCCTATATGGGGACGCCCCCGCTGCTCGTCGTCAACGGCGGCTCGGGCTTGACGACGGCGACGGCACACGCGGTCTTGACCGGCGAAGGAACCTCGGCCTTTGGCCAGGTCGGCCCCGGCGGGGCCGGCACCTTGCTCGCCGGTGTGGCGAGCGCCGACCCGACCTTCACCTCGACCCCGACCCTGGGGGCCAACGGCGGCACCGGCGGCACCTTGACGCTCGAGGGCTCGACGAGCGGCTCCGGCGTCATCCAGGTCGCCGCCGCGGCCGGCGCCGGCATCGTCTTCCAGCTGCCCTCGGCAAACGGCTCCTCCGGCAACGCGCTCACCACCAACGGCGCCGGCATCACGAGCTGGAGCCCGGTCGGCACGCTGACCTCGGTCACCTGCGGCACCGGGCTCAGCGGCGGCACGATCACCACGACCGGCACCTGCTCGATTACCGCCCCGGTTACGGTAGCGCTCGGCGGCACCGGCTCGATATCGGCCTCGGGGACGGCGCTCGACAACATCACCGGGTTTTCCGGGACCGGCCTCGTCAACCGCACCGGCGCCGGCACCTATTCGTTCATGGCGACCAACGCCGTCGCGTTTACCGGGGGCACGATCGACGGCGTCACGATCGGCGGCACCACGCCGGCGGCGGCCCACTTCACGACCCTGAGCACGAGCGGGATCACGACCTTTGGCTCGGGCGAGGTCGGGCCGGTCCGGGTCGTCACCGCGTCCGGAGCGGTGACGATGGCGACCACCGACAACACGATCGAGGTCGACAAGACGACCGGGGCCGCGACCACCGTAAACCTGGTGTCGTCGCCGACCCCGGGCACCCGGCTCTGCGTCAAGGATGGGAAAGGCGACGCATCCGCCAACAACATCACGCTCTCGCCCGCCGCGGGGAATATCGACGGCGGCGCCACTTTCATCATGAACCAGAATTACCAGAGCACCTGCATCCAGTACGACGGAACGAAGTGGATCATCTCGTAGTGCCTGCGGCATGAGCTTATGCGCTATGTATTCGCGGCACTGGTGGCGCTCGTCGCTGGCGCACAAGCGGCGCGCGCCGAATTCGACGGCATCGTAAGGGTCCCCAACAACGCGGCGCTCGCCGCCCTCAAATCGACGCAGGCGGCATGGGTCGAGCGGCTCGGCTTTACGACGATCGGGGACGCCGAAAAGGTCCTCTACGCCTCGAGCAATTCGGCCTGCTCGCTCAATGCCGGCGCCGGCGACAACGGCTCGCAGGTCGCCAGCGCCGACAGCAAGTGCTGGATCGCCACCTTCCCCGCAGTGGGCGCCTCTGTGGGCGAATGGGGGGCCGTCGATCTCGGCAGCGGCAACGTCACCGGCACCGACAGCTCGACCGCCCTCGACGCCGCGGCGGCGTGGTGTGGAAGGGTGACGGGCGGCGGGCGCCTCTTAATCGGCAACCACCGCTACGCGCACGACTCGGCCGCCAACTGGGTGGTGCCGCAGGGCTGCACGGTCGCCAGCTCGGGGCCGGTCGCCGGCGATCCCGCGACCAACCCCGTCAACTGGGCGTCGACGACGGGTGGTGCGATCTTGATAAACCCGACCAAGACGGTTTCGTTGTCGGGGAACCTCGACGGCGTTCTTGTGGCGCCCTATGGGATGGGGCCTGCGGCCTCGGGGCAAGCCTACTATCAGCAGGTTTTGACCTTTGCTGGGACCGGCATAACGATCGGCGCCGATCATGCGGTCATTACACACAGCGGCGTCGTCGGGTTTGCGCAAGGTATTTCGTCGACCGGATTTGCGCGCCTGATAATGGACGACGTGCTGATCGACGACACTGCCGGCCTGTTGTTGGCGAACAGTTATGACGTCGCCCACATCTCAAAGGTCCACGGCTGGTCTTGGACCGGCGGCAACGTCAACAACATCCCCTTCGACGTAGAGGCGATCACCGGCGTCGCGAATAACGGCTCTGGGTTAGTAAGGCTGACGGTCACCTCTACCACGGACCTCGCCACCGGTAATAACGTCTCCATCGAGGGAGTCGGGGGCGCGGTCGGCGCCAATGGCGACACATGGACGATCACCGTCATCGACTCGACTCACGTCGATCTTCAAGGATCGGCGTTCGCCGGCCTAACGCATACCTGCTCATGGGGCAGCACGGATAACGCGATATCCTGCACTACAATTCAGGGGATCAATCCTGGAGGTGCTGTTAGCGGGACGAATATTCAGTCCGGGACAACCGTCATGGCGGTTGATCCGATCAATAATCGGGTCTGGCTGAGCAACTACCCGACCGCAGCCGGCAGTAGCGTTACCCTCACCTTTGCGTTGGGAACCTACACCTCGGGCGGCGATTTGGTGCTTAATGGCACGCGACGCTCAGGCGCGTTTGTCAAGGTTACGGGGGGCACCCAAAACGATTTTCACGACATGTTCGAGTATGGCTATAAGAAGGGTTATTACGTTTCGACGAATTCATTGTGGAATTTCTTTCACGACGCGTCATGCGATGCCTTGATCGAAGGCAATTTCGTCACTACTGACAGCTGCATTTACTTAGACGCCAATGCGCATGAAAACGAATTCATCGGAGGCCAAATAGGCGGGTCGACGATCGGGGTCGACGAGCAAACCACCGGGGGCAATACCGTAAATCAGGTCATCGGCCTTAATTTCCGAAACCAGGCGAGCGATTTGTCAGTCATTGTTGCCGGGGTCGGCACCGACTTTTTGCGACTGGACGGGATCGCGACCAACCTTGGCACTGGCTACGTCGCGGGATATTTCGGGCAGAACTTCACGCTCGATGGGTTGGGCGCAGTCGCCGGATTGTTGTTGGTCGAGGAGCAGGACGGCACGGCTGGCGTTGCCGTTCCTGCGGCGACGCTCTCGGGAACTTGGACGCCGACGGTCTTGCTGAACGGCGTGCCGAGTTCTGGCATGACCTTCTCGACCTCGCCGACCGGCCATTTTCGGATCGACCAATACGGCTACATGATGGTCGATTTCGGGTTTCAGTTGTCCGCTCTGGGCAGTGGGACCGGCAACCTGCAGCTCGGCAACATGCCATTGAACTGCGTGCCGGGAATCGACGATTTCGGGCTGGCGCCGGTTTTCCATTTCGGCAATGGCACGACGCCTACCACGGGGCTTACTGGTCCGGTGTGGGGGTCAGCCACCGGCAATGCAAACTATTTTGCGTTCACCGAGTCGGACACAGCGATCAATGCCAATTCTCAGCCTGTGACCAATGCGAACATCACCAGCTCTCTTCAAACTGGTGGCACCTTCGCCTGCCGCACCCGATAAAAGGTAGCGCATGAAACATCGTCTACTGGCCGGCGTGCTAGCCTCGGGTCATGCCCTGAGTTTCGCTGCGGCGCTGGCGCTGGGGCTGCTGCCGTTCATCGTCCCGCTGTCGGCGCGAGCCGCGCTGCAAAACAACAGCTATCCGTCGACCGGCGCGGTGCTGTCCTGCCAAGGGCGGCCGTGGATCGACGTGATGTGCTATAGCGCCGATCCGACCGATACCAGCGACTCGACCACGGCCTTTACTACGGCGATCGCCGACGCGCTCACCAACGACGTGCCAATCCACATCCCGGCCGGCAAGTACAAGATCAGCAGCACGCTGACAATTGATACCTCGGGTTTCGGCGCCGCCGGGGTTCGCCTGATCGCCGACAACGCGACGCTCGATGGCGCCGCCGTATCGAGCGGCCCGGTGTTGCTGGTCCAGCGCTCCGGTGGGACGACCGGATCGCCGGCGGTCGACCAAAATTTCACAATCGAAGGATCTCTGTCGGTCCTATCGAGCGCAGCCGCCTACGCGGTCGCGATCGGCAAAGCCGACTTCTCCGACAAGTTTCAAGGGCTGCGTATCGAGCACCTGACCGCGGCCAACGCATCGAGCGCCGCTGGCGCCGGCGGCATCAAGGTCAACTATGTCGTCGGCGCCCGGCTGTGGCTCGGCGGCACCACCGCGGGCGGCTCGGCGGCGGCGGCCGCGGTCGCGGTCGAACAGGCTCAGGATTCGCAGATCGCCGGCGCCGGCGCGGCGAGCGGGGCGAGTGCTGCCTCGCTCCTCGTTGAGAACGGCATCTCGACCGGCAACACCTTTTCCGGCTTCAACTACGGCACCACGTCGAACACCTGCCTGTCGATCACCGCCGCCGGGGCCGCGCTGAACGCGTTTGTCGCCCCCAATTTCGGCTGCACTACCGCGGTCAACGCCACCGCCTCGGGCGCCGGCAACGTCCTGGTGCCGCCGGTTTTTGCCGGGGCCAACCGCGGCCCGATCTCGGGCGGCATCACGATCGTCGGCCGCGGCGCCTTGAGCCGCTACGTCGCCCCGGCCGCGAGCACCTATACCGCACTGTGCAGCGACGACGGCACGATGTTCAGCTCGGCCGCCGCAACCGGCTCGGGGGCGGGAACCTGGGCGGCGTCGAGCTTGCCGGTCACCCTGCCCAACCCCGCGACCTGCGGCGCCGGCTATTCGATCGGGTTCGCCACCGACGCGTCAAAGGCGGTCGTCCTGACTGCGTCGGCGGGCGCAATTCTCGCCGGCACCAGGTCGCTGGCGGCAATGACCCTCGGCCCCGGCAATTACGAATTTGTCGTATTGCGCTCCGACGGCACCAATTTCCGGGTGACGCAGGGCTCTTCCGGCAGCCTCGTCTACAATGGGGCCGCTGCCCCCGGCATCCCGTCGCGCTACGAATTTCCGGGCGGCCCCGGCTACCAGGCGACGCAGGGCGACAATGCCGGGGTCTTGTCGAGCTCGCTCACCTCCTCGGGTCTCGCGGTGACCCTGCCGTCGACGACCTCGGTCGCGGCCGGCTGGACGATCGGGCTCGCGGCCGACGCGATGCCGCTCGCGGTCCAGGTCAACGGCACCGCCGGCGGCCATATCCTGCTGCCGGCGGGAACCTCGCTATCCACCGCACACGTGCCGATCGACTACATGGCCTATGTCCAGTTCGACGGCGCCAATTTCCGCTTCCTGCCGCTGTGGAGCACGCCGGCGATCGGCAACGACGTGCGCATCTTTGGGGCCGTGGGCGACGGCTCGACCAACGACACGGCCCCGATCCAGACCGCCTGGGACCTCGGCCCGGTCTACCTGCCGCCCGGCAACTGGCACGTCACCGACGAGCTCGCCTGCAATGGCGGCAACGCGATGAGCGGGGCCGGCAATTACGTGTCGGTTTTGACGGTGGGGAGCGCCGGCGGCAACGATTTCAACATGAACGCCAACGGGGTAGTGCAGACCGGCGCCATCGTCGGCGGCCCGTGCTCGCTGACCAATTTCGAGATCGGCTTTTACCAGCCCGATACGGGCGGCATGACGCTCGCGAACATCATCCATTACCCCAAAGCCCTCGATGGCGACTTTGTCCATTACGGCACAATCGACAAGGTCCGCATCAATGCCGCGTGGGAGTGCTTTGGCGCGGCGGGCGGAATGAGCGGCACCCCCGGCGGGACCCATCTCGGCACGATCGATTGCAGCTCGTTCAACACCGGGCTCTACCTCCAGGGCAACGATGCCTTTTTCAGTGTCGACACCTGGGACCAGGAAACCGGCGGTCTCACCGCCAACCAGGGGGCGGTCTACGAGGCGGCCGGGGAAGCCGGCGCGGCGCAGTGCATCCATCTCGCCGGCGACGTGCAGGGGCCGGCCTTTGGCAAGGCCATGTGCTTTGCCCAGGGTGTGACCCTCGACAACGGCACCGCCTACAACATCCCGACCTCGTTCAATACCCTCGACCTCGACGGCGACGGCGCGCTGCTCAAGGTCAATGGCGGCGGCCAGGGCAACGCGGTGCGCGTCGGAACCCTCTATTCGACCAAGAGTGCCGCCGACACGCTCGGGACACTGAATATCGACGGCGCCCTGACCTCGGTCGAGATCAGCAACTGCCGGGTCTCGGCGGCGCAGACCTCGGCCCCCGACATCCTGGTCAATGGCGGCAGCACGATCCTCAATGGCTGCTACTATTTCTATTCGTCGCCGAACGAGACCCCGGTCGTGGTCACCGGCGGCCTGCTCAAATTCGCCAATGACCGGTTTGTCCTGCCGACCCCCGCGACCGCGACAATGATGAGCGTCGCCGGCGGCGCCAGCGGCACTCTCGAGCTCGTCGGCAACAATTTCTCCGAGCCCAACGTCGCCCGCGCCAGCGGCAACCCGCTGATCCACGTCAACACGGCGCTGTCGGCGCCGGCGCGCCTCATCATGACCGGCAACACCTTTCTTGGCGCCAATGTCGTCGGCAACATCCTCGAGATCGACCAGGACAACCCGGGCAACAACGTCCAGGGCAACTTTCTGAACGGCTGGCAGGTCGATCTCGGGTTCAATACGTCGGTTGGCTATTACGACTTCCCCGACGTACCGCTGCCGGTTACGAGCACGCCGCAATTCGCGACCAACGGCGATTTCGCACCGACCGGCGGTACTACCGACGCCACCTTTACCGGCAACATTTTGGGCCCGGCCCTGACCGTCGTCAGCGGGCTCTCCGGCACGATCGCGCACGGCGAAGAGGTCACCTGCGGCGGCTGCGCCCCGAACACCGTGATCCAGACCGGATCGGGGTTCAACTGGACGGTGTTGCCGGCGCAGACCGTCGCGAACACCGCGATGACCGTCGTCACCCCGGCGGTCGTCGGCAGCTATTTCCGGCGCGGCGACTTTGTCGATTTTCACCTGCGCGACACCTTCAACACCAATGCCTATACGACCGCCTCGGGGAATTTCGAGTTGCAGACCAACATGCCCGGCGCCCAGCCGTTCGAGGACCCGACCGGGATCCCGCTGTCGATCGGTTTTATCCAGAACATCACCTTCCTCTCGGGCCAAATCCCGTCCTCCGCCTATATCAACGGCCTCGGTCTCATCGTGCTCGGCTACTACCAGTCGGCCGCGATCCCGCTGCCGTTCAACACGAGCAACATTCTGCCGAGCACGGCGAACGTGTCGGTGAATGTCGCCGGCCGCTATCGGATCAGGTGATGGCCGAAGACGCGCAGCTCGCCGCGGCGGCGGCGACGATCGCCGAATTGCGCCGCGAGCTCGCGGCGACCGAACTACGGCTCACCCGCGCCGATGCCGCCCTGGGCGAGGTTGCCGCCCAGTGCGATCAAACGAAAGCAGCGCTCGGCGATGGGCAGCGGGCATTGGCGAGCGAGCGAGAGCAGCATCAGCGCGATTTGACAGCAGCAGCTGCCGCACTCGCCGCGGCCAATACCGCGACCGCTGCGGCGCGGGCGGCCTATGTCGCGGTGTCGATGAAATTCGACCGGATGTTCGGCGAGCCGGTCGAGGACGGCATTGCCGCATTGCGCAAGTACCGTACGCTCGACAATGTCGAGCACGCCTCGCTCGAGGCCGCGCGGCTGCACATGGCGGCGGCGGCACTGGGGTTGACGGACGCGGCGGCAAAGGACCTCGCGGCCCGCGCCGCGGCAAACCCCGCCGCAATGGCGGCACTCGTCGAGATCGCCCCTTAAAAGAGGAGCCGGCAATGACACGGACACTGGCGCTCGTGGCGCTCGTGGCGATGGCGCTCGCTTCTTCCGGCTGCGCCCAGATCACCGGCTTCACCGAGGCGGACGCCGCAAGTGCGGCCGCACTCGCGGCCGCGACCGGCGACACTGCCAACGCCGCCTGCTATGCCGACATCGGCAAGATCACGGTGGCGATCGAGGGTGCGGCTCAGGGACAGGCCGGCCTGCTGACCAAGATCGAGGCGAAGCGCGCCGTCCAGGGCATCCTCGCCGACCCGAGCTGCGCCTCGCTGTGGCTGGGCCTCGTCGGCACCGCGCTCAAGGGGACGCCGCTCGGCCCCTTCGTCCCCTAACCCTCCGCGCCAGCCTCTGCGCGTATGAGGCATCGCGAACCCTGGGCTCCGAAAGTCGGAGCCCTTTTCTTTTCCGCCCTACGATTATGAGGCAACCCGATGAGCGTGCTCCCGAACGACCTCGTCGCCTACGGCTCGGCCAACATGCCCGAGGCCGATGGGGTGGCGGTCGGCGGTGCGGTCGATTTCGCGCGCCGCGTCGCGTTTTACGACGTCAGCCCCGCCGGCACGATCGACTTTGTCTCGTCGAACGCTGCGGACACCACGGTCTACATCCAGGTGGCGGGGCGCGACTCGACGGGTGTGATCCAAACCCCAGCGGCGGTGGCCCTGAACGGCACCACCAAGGTCAACGGATCGCAGAGCTTTGAGCGGCTGCTTTATGGCGTCGTCTCGGGCGGCTCGCCAAATGGCCCGTTGGCCGGCCCGACCGCGGGCACCAACACGACGACATCGGGGACGATGACCAATGTCACGACCTCGATGACGGTCGCCGCGCATGCCGGCTTTCCCGGCTCCGGCAACTATTACGTCGCGGTCGACACCGGGGCGAATTTCGAGATCATGCAGGTGACGGGCGGCCAGGGCACCAACACCTGGACCGTGGCCCGCGGTGTCTCCGGCTTTCAGGGCGGGGTGGCGCACGGCTCGGGGGTCGCGGTCTATTTGATGCCGCTGGGCGATGTCGCGGCGCTGGCACATACCGCCACGGTCTCGGCCCATACCGCCCAAGTGGGCTCCGCCAACCATAGCGGCACCACCCCGCCGCTCTTCAAACTGCAATCCGGGGACGGCGCCAGTGTCGCGGCCGGCCAGATCATCCAGACGACCGGCGGCACCGGCCCCAACCAGTTGCGCATGATCATCGCGACCTCGGGCTACGGCACGGACATCGTCGCCGTCAACCGCGACTGGTCGACGGTGCCCGACGCCACCACGACCTATAACGTCAGCCAGGGCATCCTCTTCGAGACCGGGTTCGCGAGCTCGGGCGCCACCTATGGCGACCCCAACCCGGTGACCTCGGTGCTGCGCTCGTTTTCGACCGCGGCGGCCGACGTGCCGGCGGGCTCGGCCCGGTACTTTTACGAAAAGGTGTTTGTCGTCAACAACAACACCGCGACCGCCCTGACCGGGGCGCAGGTCGAGATCGCGAGCGAAACCCCGTCCTTGCCGTCGGGCGCATTGCTCGATATCGGCCTCACGACCGCGCTCAACGACACCAACACCTGCAACCCGCGCCAGCAGGCCTCGTCGTTTCTGCCGACCGGGCTCGCCTCGTTCACCACCCAGCCAGCCTTTGTCAACGTGCCGTCGCCAGGCAACCTGCCGTCGGGTGCCGCCCCCAACGCCGCCGGCGCGCAAGGCGTGTGGCTGCGGCTGACCCTGCCGGCCGGCACCGCCGCCTACAAGGGGAGCGCCGATTTGCGCACCCAGGGAACCACGACGTGAGCGATGGGGCGCTGGCGTTGCAGATCTTCTGCATCGCCGCGGCGCTCGCGGTGGCGCTGATGATCCTGATCCCCAAAGGTTGATTTTTAAGAAAAGGAGCCTGACACCATGAAGTTCCCCCGCCTCTTTCTCGCCGCAACGCTGTTCGCCGGCGCTGCGATGCCGGCCTTCGCCGGCTCGCTCGTCTCCGGTGACCTCCACATCGTCGTCACGCCTCCGGCCCTGGGCCTGGTGCTGCCCAACGGGACGCTGCAATGCCCGGTTCCGGGCGGCACGGTCGTGGCCACGGTGTCGACCTTCGGCGGCGACGGCACTGCCGTTACCTATTCGATGGGTGCGGGCTCGACCGGGACCGACGACCTCACCGACTTCGTGATCGGCCCGGCCACGGGCGTGGTCTCGGTGGCGGCGGCTGGCCTCACGACCTCGTCGCCCATGTGCGCGCCGGGTGCCGGGACGCACATCGTGAACGGCATCACAGCGTCGCAGAATTAAGCCAATGCGCACCCTGGCTGCCGGCGCCCTGCTGACCGCGGGGTTCGCTGTTCAGTCGCCGCCAGCGCCTGCGACCGGCGATCTGACGATCACCGTCACGGGGCCGCCCGCCAGCGGCGCCGGAACGCTGTCGCTCGCCATCGGCCCGGTCGGCGGCCCCTACACCGCCGTGCCGATACAGATGGACGAGGTTGGCACCTACGGATTCAACGGCGAGCCTGCCAGCAACGGTGTCCGCACGGCGAATTTCTCGACCCGCGTGCCCTCGGTCCCGGTCGGCGGCACCTTCCAGGTGCAGATTTCCTACAATGGCGTCCCGATCGCGACCCGGACGGAGCAGAATGCCGGCGCGGCCGGAACCGACGTGCCCTTCACGTTTGGCGCGGCGTTCCAGCGCGGCACGATCCCGAGCTACAGCTACACGCCCGGCACTGGCCTGCCGTTCTCCGCGGCGGCCTCCGCGCACGATATCAAAGTCGTGTTCGGTTCGTCCACGATCCCGGTGCGCGACGGCAACGGGGTCACGATCGGCTCCGGCGTGTGGGTGTGCGATGCCAACGCGCTCGCGGCACTCGGCGCCTACACCAAGAACGGCGGTTACAGGATCACCAGCAACGGCGCGCTGATGACCAGTTACGCCGTCGACGGCCCCTGCGTCGACCGGGCCAACGGCTCCCCGGCGGGCGCGCAGCTCTGGGCGCACTTTCCGGCGATCCAGCTCTGGCAGACCGCGCCCAACTCAGGCGTGCTCGGCGAGGTGCGGGTCGAAGACCCGTGGGTGGCGAACGGCCCTTGGCTCAACGTCGCGGCCAATGCCACGGCCGTGTACACCGGCGACATGGCGCTCTATGACGGGGCGGCGCTGATCGCCCAGCGCTCGACCGGCCTCGGCAGCGCCGAAGGGCCGTTCGCGATCCAGCCTGCCGCAGTGACGACCGGGATCAATGGGACTTGCGGCGCCGGAACCATCTCGACCAATTTCCAACTGCCGACCACGCTCCAAGACGGTGAGCCCGTGCTGTACAACGGGCCTGCTGCGGGCGGCACCGCGATCGGCGGCATGACGCCCGGCCGTGTCTACTTTTATGGCTCCTCCGTGGTCGGCAGCGGCAAGGGCAATCTTGTCCTCAGCCCCGCCAGCCAGAACGGCGGTGCCAACCCGCTCACCTGCCCCAACATCACCAGTCCTGGTGTAGGACCGCAGAATTTCACGCCCGTCGCCTCAGCCAACTATCGCGCCGTGGCGATAATCGGCCCAGACGAGGTTGGCAGCCCGCTCTGGCTTGCCGCGGCCAACCGTGCCCCGGCGGTCCATCTCAACCCGGCCCTGACCACGGCCGAGATTTCCTACCTCGAAGTGGCCGGGGTCATCCCGTCCTACTACACCAACCTTGCGGTTCTCCCGCTCTATAAGGCGCAGGGCAACAAAGGCGGTCCTGTCTATCGGCCGAACTCGACCGGGCTTGGCGATGTCGACGATGGCGCCGGCGGCGACCATGACGGGCTCGGCCCGCTCTCCGAATGGGAAGCCCGTGCCCTGCTCAGCGAAAATTCCGCGGCGTGGGACGGCGTGCGCGCCACCGCTCTGAGCGTCATGAACATTCCGACGCTGATGACCCTCAACGAGGCGACCGGCTACCTGCCCGCCCTCAACAACAAGACCTATCCCCAGCTCGGGGCCGGCCTGCCCAACGTGTTCTGGACCTATACTGGCAATGGGGTCTCCGGCGGCATGGAAATCCCGCCGACCGCGACCGGCGATACCTGCCCATCGTGCTTTCTCGGCGGGATGATGGCCGGTGTCGATGGGATGCATTGGGAGGATTACGGGCAGTGGCTGATGGCGCTGCTGACCGGCGACCGCAGCATGATCGACGTGCAGTATTTCGCGGCTAATGCACAGCTCATGAATATGAACGTCGACACGTTTGGCGTCGGCTCCCGCAACTTCGCGATGAACGGCACCCCCTACGTCGCTCGCATCTCATTTACGGACAGTATGCGGCGGACGGCGTGGGAGCTGCGCGAGTTCATGCGCGGATCGGTCATTGGCTCCGACAGCAACCCGGAGAAGCAATACGAATTCGACGTGCTGGCCGGCGATGTGGATAATTTCTACACCGTGACGCATCACTACGCCGACCCCGGCATGGCTGCCATCGGCGCGACGGAAGGGATTTCGGACTTCCTGGCCAATTTCATGCACTACTACGAGGAGACTTCATATTGTGCACAGAAGGGCTTGATCCGCTACACCAGCCCGATCACCGGAGGCAGCACGGCGGCCGAGTGCGACTACATGACCGTGTGGCCCGAACTCCTATGGGCATCGTCGTGGCCGACCTATTGGGCAGTGACGGAGCAGGTCACGGACACCTTCCCGTCGGCGTTCATGGCGGCGCCGGACCAGCTCCCGCACGCCAACGGCCCGAGCGAGATATTCACCCACTCAAATGCCGGCTTCCTCAGCGTCGATGCGACGGGTCTGTTCACGGCTAATGGCGGGTTATTTCCACAACTACAAAATGGCGACGCGGGGGTGATTTGGGACCTGAATCCCAACAACGACTTCGGGCCGACGACCAAGTATTTTACTTACAACGTCACCCAGCCGGCGGAAATGTTCCGGCTCTCGACGACCTGCACCGCGGCGACGGCCCTCAACCCCTGTCCAAGCCCGACCATAACCCCGTTCGTCCCGGCCCATGGCCCCTACTCCGCCGGTACGAATTTCAGCATGGCGTTCCAGTTTGCCTACGATCCCCCGAGCGGGCCGGCGGCGAACGGGCAGGGTGGCAACAGCAGCTCGGACTATGACGTGTGGGCACGGTCGGGCATGGCGGCCGCCCTAAACAATGGCGCGACCACGCCTTCCCTTGCGACTGCGTTCGCCAATGCCGACGCGCGGTTCGTCTACACCCCGCGCTGGGGTGACGCAGAGCGCTGGGCGATCGACCCGACCGTCAGGGTGCACTGACCCGCCGTGCGGCGGGTCCCTTTCCGGAGAGAGAAATGCCGCCACGCAAGCTGACTGCCATTGATCCGGAGCGAGCGCGCTACAAGATCGTGCGCCGCGACAACTTTGTCGACGTGCCGGGTCTGATCATGGCGGCCAACGTCGACACCGGGCTGTGCCTATTGAGGGATGCCAATGGCGTCTCGCAAGAGCACAAATTCGAACCCGATGGGTTCGCGATCGTGGCGGCCCGTCGATGACCGCCCTCGCAGTGACCGCGATGCCCGGCGCCCAGTGCTTCGACACCGACACCAAGCTCGACCTGGTGGCGGCACGGTCTCTCGCCCTCCGGGGCTATGCCGCGGCGATCCGCTATGTCAGCCGCGCCGTGCCGAACGGCCCCGGCGACATCGGCGCCGAGGAGGCCGCAACGATCATGACGGCGGGTCTGGGGCTGATGCTGGTGCAGCATTGCCCGCCGGCCTACTGGACGCCGTCGTCCGGGCTCGGCACGGCCTATGGCGGTGCGGCGGCGCAGAACGCCGCCGCGGTCGGCTACCCGGCGGGCGCGACATTGGCGGTCGACCTCGAAAACATGCGGCCCGGCTGCGGCAATCCGGCGATCGTCGCCTATGTCAACTCGTGGTCGCGCGCGGTCATTGCCGCCGGTTACGTGCCGTGCCTCTATTACAGCGCCGACTGCCCGCTCTCCCCCGAAGAGCTCTATCTCGATCTGGTCGTGACGCTCTATTGGCGCGCGCTGAGCCGCGACACGCCCCAGGTCGCGGTGTGCGGGCCCTGCATCCAGCAATTCGCGCAAATGGGCCAGGTCGCGGGGATCGACATCGACCGCGACGTGGTCATGGCCGACGCGTTCGGGCGCTTGCCGAGCTGGATGACCTCGCCGCCGGCGGTAGGGCCGATCGCGAACCCGGCCGGCGCATTATAACCGCACCCATCAGGGCACCGCGTTGACGGTAGTCTATCTTACGAAGTCGTCGTCATCGCCGTGGACGGTTCCGAGCGATTGGACTTCGGCCGGCAGCACGATTGAGGTTCTCGGCGCCGGCGGCGGTGGCGCAACCGCGACCCTGGCCAACGGCATTGGTTCCGGCGGCGGGGGCGGTGGCTATTCAAAGACCACCAGCCTGGCGCTGACAGCTGGCGGAAGTGTTCAATTCAGCGTCGGCGCTGGCGGCACGCCGGGCGTTGCGGGCGGCGGAACTTATTTTAACGGCACCAGTGTCGCGTCGTCATCGGTCAGCGCCAACGGCGGCGGTTTTGGGCTTGTTGCGAGCACCGGGGGCGCTGGCGGCACCGCAGTCAACGGCACCGGGCATACCGGCGGTGCCGGTGGTAATGGAGCGGGTGCGCCGGGCGGCGGCTCAGGGGGTGGCGCTGCGGCTGGCCCTTCGGGCCCCGGTGGGGCCGGCGGCACGTCAACCGTCTCGTCAGCGGTCAACGCAGGCGCGTCCGGCGGCGGTGCCGACAATGGCGGCAACGGCGCCAGCGCCGCAACCAGCTCGCTCATAGGCGCCACTGGCGGCAATAGTGGCCCCGGCGGGGCCGGCGCTGGCGGCGCTGGCGGGGCCGCATTTACCGCAGGATCAGCCGGGACCAATGGCGGTGGCGGTGGTGGTGGCGGCAGCAACCAAGGCACCACCGGGACCCCGGCGGGTGCCGGGGGCGCCGGCGGCAACGGCACCGAATGGGATGCCTCACACGGCTGCGGTGGCGGTGGCGGCGGTGGCGGCGGCAACCAAGGCGGCCCGAACGCCGGAGCGGGTGGCAACGGCGGGCAATACGGCGGCGGTGGTGGCGGCGGCGGCTATGCGACGGGCGGCACCGGCGGGACCGGCGGCGACGGTCTCATCGTCATCACCTATACGCCGAGCGCTGGAACAACCGTCACCATCGATGCCACGATCGCGACGGAGGCGCTTGCACGCCTCAAAGCCGACCCGGCAGCACTCGGCGAGATCATCGCCAGGCTCATCGCCGATGGCATCTTCTTCGCCGAGAGCACCGTTGCCGTGCGCAGCGATCCGGTTGCTCCAATCGAGGGAGCAGCCGGACAGCGCGCCGATGCCGCACTGCCGTTCGAGCCGGGCGCTACCGCGCGCGGCGACCCGGCAACCCCGAGCGAGGCCGCCGCGACGCAGCGGGCCGACCCGCCGATCCCGATCGAGGCGCCGTCCGGCGCCGCGCGCCGCGGCCCCGCGGCGCTCGAAGACCTCGGCGCCGTCGCGGCTGACGGCACGACACCCGACGAGATCGTCGCGCGCCAGCGGAACGACACCCCGCTCCCGGCCGAGGACCCGGGCGGTCAGCGGGGCGCGGCCGGCGCCCCGGCCGAGGCGTCGGCGGCGGCCCGCGGCGATACGACTGCCGCGACCGAAACCCTGATCGCGGCTTTGCGCGGGCACGGCCTGGCGCTCGAAACGACCGGGCTCGTCGCCATTATCGCCGACGCGCTGCTGCGGATCGAGCTCGCGGCGGGGCTGCGCGGCGACGCCAACCCGATGATCGAGGCGACCGGAACCGCGTCGACCGCGGTCATCGGCGACAGCAGCCCCACGATCGAGTGGACCGCACTTCTCAGCGCCGACACCCCCGCGACAGCCGAAGCCGCCGCCGCGGTCGCGACGGATTTGCGCGCGCTCGGCGAAATTCTGGTCATGGCGCGCGCCGACCGCGCCGGCACGGTCGAATGGCTGAACCTCGCACGGCTCGACGCCGGGCTCCCGGACGAAGCGCTGGGCCAGGCGCTGGCGTTCGTCGACACGCTGCTTCAGCTCGAGGGCGCGGCCTCGGCAATCCATGATCACGCCGCCGTGATCGAGGCCACGGCGAGAGTGACGCCGTCGAGCGCCTCGCCCGCCGAATGGCAGGCGATCGTTTTCCATGTGCTGGGCGACGGCGACCTCGCGGTCGAAATACAGCAGCTCGCGATGGTCCCGCTTCTTTCGCTCGGCCGGGTGCTGCGGTCGCTCGGCAAACGCCGGGTGCTGCGGTCGCTCGGCAAACGCCGGGTGCTGTAAGCGCCGTAATCCCAAAATCGAGGCCGCGAGCATGCGCCTGACCACCCCGTTCGACCCGATCGAGCCGGGCGAGACCGACAATTTCGCCTTTGACTTCACTGCCGACATGGGCGCGGCGACGCTTGCCGGCACCACCTGGACCTGCGCGCTGGCACCCTACCAGACCGCGAGCGACCCCGCGGCCGGCTCACGCATCATCGCGACCTCGACGGCGACGACGATCGCGGTGCGTGACCCGCTCACCGGCAATCTCGCCGTGAAGACCGGGTTCTTTTCGGTGGCGCTGGTCGGCGGCATGCCAACTTCGGCGATCGGCGCCACCTATGTCCTGAGCGCCACGGTCACGACCTCGGACGGCCGCACCCTGGTGCTGAGCTCGACCGTGCTGTGCTCGCCCAATTCGGCGTCGCCGGGCTGAATGCGATGCCCGAATATTCGCCGCGCGTCGAGCTCGGCCACATCCTTCAGGGCGGCCTCTTTTTTGTCGGCGTCATCAGCGTCGTGTTGACGATCATCTTCGCCGTGGCGCCGGCGTGGAATGCGCTCTCGGCGCGCCAGGCCGAGATCGACGCGCGCCAGGCGGCGCTGACCGCAGCGATGGGTGCCATGGAAGCCGCGATCAGCCTGCGGGTCACCGCCGACGAGCAGCGCATGGACCGCTCCGATCAGCGCATGGACCGCTCCGATCAGGAGCGTCGCGATTTCGAGGTCGAGGAGCGCGCCGCCGTGCAGAAAGTGCTCGACGCGATCGCGCTCATCGCCAGGAGAATCAAATGAAATACGTGCTTGTCGCGGCATTGGCGGCAGCACTCTCGGGCTGCAGCCCGTCGGGTGCGGTGCCCTTGCCACCGGCAGCCCCCGAACCGCCAGAGGCGAGGGCGCCCTTGCCGCCGCATCACGCTGGCCGCGCCGAAATCAACCGCCTGGTCGATCGCCTGCTCCGGCGCCTGACCGAGATGCGCGACCAGGAGGTGCGCCACGATGCAACCGAGAGCGTTGCCGCGCCGCCGGCGCCGCCGGCGGGGCCCTGAAAATGGACAAGGTGTTGCACCTCGCCGTGATGGTGCTGATAGGGCTCGTCATCGTCGCGGTCAATTTCGAGCCCGACGTTCCGTCATGGGCAGCGCCGTGGCTCAAGGACGCGGTCAACGCCGCGATCATGCTGGCTGCGTTTTTGATGAACCCGACCGCGGTCATCGGCCGGATGATCGGGCCGCGGCCGGCCCCTACGCCGTGATGTCGTGACGACGCTCGCTTCCGACATGCGCGGCCGGACCGACCGCCACGTGATCCTTAGTGCGGCCGGCGCGCTGCTGCTCGCGGTCGTCGGCGCGGTCCTGATGCACGCCAAATTTTAACCAAGCCGAGACGGCGCCTTACCCCGGAACGAATCGAGGACGATGCAATGCGCGACGAGCCCGGCGACAGCGCCGAGATCCTCGACTTCCCCGGGCGCGAGAGCACCCGCGGCGCAAGTGCGGTGCGGCTGGCGATGGCGATCGTGGTGATTCGCGGCCTCGGCCGCGTGCTGCGCGACGGGGCCGCCCTCGCGATCCTGCTGCTCGCCGCGGTCGGGCTCGTCAGCCTCTTCGGGCGCTGATCAGGCCGCGACGGACTCCGCCGGCGCTGCCGCCTTCGCCGTCCTCGCGACCGGCGCCGGGATCTCCACCGCGCGGTACAGCCCGGCCTCGACGGTCACCCGCCCGGTCCTCGCCAGCCGGTTCAGGTTGGCCGCGACCAGCCCCGGCGGCCAGCCCAGCGCCTTGATCAGCGCCTCGCGCCTGATGCCGGTCGCATTGTGCCGGCGCAGCACATCGACGATGCCGGGCTTCGCCGCCGCCGAAGCGGCCCCTGTCGTGCGCGGCACGCCGATCAGCGCCTCGGCGTCGTCGATAAGCTTCCTCGCCGCCGCGATGTGCCCCGGCGCCTCGCCGATCGCACCCTTGGTCGCGGCCTCGAGCTTCGCCCGGCAGCCGCGCAGCAATTCGATAATTCCCGCCATTGCCCTACTCCTGCGCCTCGCACCCCCGCGCGAGGGTTTACCATGCCGGCGCCGATCGCTCCTAGCCGATACCTTCAATGCGGCGGCGACGCCGCCAGGCTGGCGGCCGCGAGCGCGACGACGCGCGGGATCGGCGACCGGCCGCCCTCGAAGCGCACGATCTGGTCGCGGCTCATATCGAGCGCCTCGGCGAGCTGCGCCTGGGTCAATCCGAGGCGCTTGCGCAGCGACCGAAGCTCGTCTGGACGCATCGCGGGAATAACGGTAGCATCGTCCGGTCGCCGGGCTTGCTTGGCGCGGATAGAAACATTGCTACGCACGGGGATGTGCGGGTTCCGATCGCTCCCCGCTCCTGGTGAGCGGGGAGCGCGCCCGATGCTACCCATGGATCATGTCGTAATCAGCGCCGGGGTAGGCTGCCAGCACCTCGGCCCGCAGATCGCTCGGGCAGTTGGCAAGCGTCTGATATCCCGCCGCGGCCAAGGCGCGCTGCATCTCGGCCCCGCCCCAAAGCACGACGGCATGCTTGATTGCCGCGACCTCGCGCCCTGGGCGGCAGTCGCGATTGACCATCGCCAGGAAATCGCCGGGACGATAGGCCACATCCCATGCCGCCTCGGTTGCTGCGCCATTCCTAGCTGGTGTCGGGCGGATCAGAACAGGTAGGCCGTAGCTGCTCATCGGGTGGGCCGTCGATGCCCAACATCCGTAGGTGCCTGCGTCGGTCACGACTTGCACACGCGGCCCCAGATCGGGGTGATCGTCTGGACGTGTTGCGCTCATCTGCGCTCTCCCTTCTGCACTCTACCTGTAGCTCTTTGCCGAGCCGTGGCGGTACGGGTTATAGCCTTCGCCGCCCTCGTTATAGCCGCGGTCGTATGCGCGCTCTTTCGAGACCCGCGATGCGTTCGGCCGAGCGCCCCGTGCTCCGGCCCAGCTCTTGGGAGCTGCTTGCCGGGCTGCCCGGATCGCGGCCTCTTCCGCCCGAAGTGCGGCGACTTGCCCGGCGGCCAGCGTCACGATCACGGTGGAGGTTGAGTCGACCACCGAAACCCCGTCCCGGCCGAGGTAGAGAGGGCGCCCATCGATCTTGATGTTGAGGCCGTCCTTTGTGACTTCCTGGCCGTTGATCTGCATTTCCGTGCTCCCGTCTGACACTCGTAATGTAGGATTTTGCAGCATCGTATGCAAGCAGAAAATGCGGCTTTACGCAGCTTTTTTGGGGCGGGAGCGAGGGTGGCGGGGCGGCGAACGCCTCGGCAACCGCCGTGCCGGCCCCGTGCCAGCCGGCCGCGCGCGTTCGCGTCGCGGGCGCTCACGTCGCTCGCAGACGCGGCAGCGGCGTTTCCGACTGTGCCGGGTTCTGTGCGGACGCCGGCACCCCCTTTGCCGATCCTGCCGCGCCGCTTCATGCGAAAAACCTCAGGAAGACTGCGGCGTTGGTTGGCTGGGGGACTAGGATTCGAACCTAGACTGGCGGAGTCAGAGTCCCGCGGCCTAGCACCGAAAGGGGCGGCTTTCCTTGGCTTTTGGGCCGCTATCCGCTGTCCCTGTGCCGGGTTTTGTGCCGGTGACCGCCGCCTGCAGGTGCTCATTTTCCAAAAACGCGTAAATCTGCTCGGTCACCAGGACCGACGAATGCCCGAGCCACCGGCCGACTTTCTCCATGCTCATGCCGTGCTCTTGCAACAGCCGACAGCCGCAGGTTCGGCGCAGATCGTGCCAGGTCAGCGGCGGGATCTTGGCGCGCCTTGCGGCGCCGGCGAGGCCCTTGTTCATCGCCTTGTAGCGCTCGCCGGTGTCGCCGTTGATCAACACATAATCCGAGCGTAGCTGCGCCGGCTTTTGTGCCAGGATCGCGCGCGTCCGGGGCAACAGCGGCACCTCGCGGGCGCGGCTGTTCTTGCTGGTGTCCTCGCTGACTTCGATCGCGTTTTTGTCGAGGCGGAGAACCGGGCCAGAAGCGGCCAATCGACCCCGGCGCAGCGTGAATTGTTCCCCCCGCCGCAACCCGGTATCGATGGCGATGGCGATCGCGTCGGCAAGGTCCTGCGATCCGTGACGATCGGCCGCCGCCGCAAGCAGCTTTGCTTCTTCCTCGATCGACAGATACCGCCGGCGCGGCGCCGCCTCGCGCAGCCCGCGCTTCTTTGCCCGCTTGAGATAGCCCGCCACCGGGTTGAAATCGCACCATTCGAGCTCAATCGCGAACCCAAACATGCTCGATAGACAGGCGAAGTCGCGGCGTATGCCGCCGGCCGATATTGCCTTCGGGCGCCGCTTGCCTCTCATCCCCTCGGGGATACGCACGCCCTCGCGCCTTCGCCCGGTCTCGAATTCACTGAGCTTGGCGCTGGTGATTTGGTCGAGGTAAAGGCCCTCGAAGCCATCGGTCAGCGCGTCAAGCGAGACGGCGTAGCGTTTGGCGCTGCTTGGCTTTAGCCGGGGCAGATGCTCGTCGATAAACCGAACCCCGAGATCGTCGAAGGTGCGGCGAGGGCGCTCACCAAAGGCGACGCGGTCCAGTTCTTCGAGCCAGGACCTCAGGCGCCGGCGCGCAACTTCTTTAGCCGTTGTCTTAAGGGACCGGCGGAGATCACGGCCTTTACGCTGGACACGTCCCCACCAGACCCCGCCGCGCTGATAGAGGCCCGCCATTCTTTCGTCCTCTGTCCATCCCACCATCGCCAGAACAGCGCTTCGTCAAAGCGCCACGCCCCGCCTTCGCCCGCTGGCTGGTAGGCGCCCGGTATCTTGCCCGCCGCCGCCATCGCGGTAAACCAGCGGCGCGAGAGCCCCGTGGCGCGCGCCAGCGACGCGCTGCTGACGTGGCCGCGATCAGGCATCGCCGGCCACGCGCAACCAGGCATCCCGCAGAAATTTATGCCAGGCTCTCGCCGCTGCCCTCTTTGCTCCGGCGATCGAAGCATAGGGGCGGTCCCGCAAGTAATACTGCCCGCTGACGCTCAGCATGGAGCCCGAATAGGCGCGCTGCCAACCCCGATCGACCTGCCAGCTTAGCGCCATCACCCGCGCTCCTTGCGCGCCTGATCCATCGCCTCATTGAGCCGCGCGGCGGCGCCGGGATCACCGCCGCGGTCGGGGTGCGCCTTTTCGAGCTTGGTGCGCCACACCGCCTCGATGGCGGCCAACGGCCAGTCGCGCTCGACGCCGATCACCTGCCACCACGGCGGCTCGCTGCTGGCCGGCGGCGGGAGCATCGGGCGCGCTCCTTCGACCGCCTGCTCGCGGGTGTAGGTGCCGTAGCGTTCAAAGGCCCGTAGCCCGGTTAAGGTCAGCGCAATCGCGTGCAAATTGTCCGCCCGCTCGCCATAGCTGTCGCAGGCCAGCACGCGCAAGTCGGAGCCGGCGGCGCTCCGAGGCATCGCCCACCACACCGCAACGGCGGGATCGATCCGGCCTTGACGATAGGCCGGCGCCATCGAGATCACATGGCCGCGCGCACCCCAGCGCTGCATTTCCTCGGCTATTTCCTTGTGCGCCTTCGCCAGCGAAGTCCGAAACGGCGAGCGCTGGCGCTCGGCCGCGCGCGGCTTGCCCTCCGGCCAGCACAGCGGAAACTCGGTCACCTCGTCGAGCGAGCGATATTCGACCATCACCCGCCCCTCGCGCATTGCGCCAGAGTCTTGCCGCGGCCTGACACCATCCACTCGTCGACCGCCAGCATCGTCGCCAGCACGGCGCGCATTGTGGTCAGCTCGCGATCGGCCGCCTCCTGCTTCATCCGGCCGCCGGCAACCCACTTCGGATAGACGCGCTCGCGCAGCGCGATCTCGCGCTTGACGCAGGCGATCTGGGCAGCGGAGTCGGTCATTCCGCGGCCTCGGCGATGGGCTGTCGCGGCGGCCTGCGAGCCTCGTGCAATGCCTCATCTCGAGTGCAGCCCTTGCGGCGAAGCGTTTTGTAGACCTGGAGCTGCGCCGGGGTGAGCCCGCGCAAGTCAACGTTTTTTGCGGCCAACGCCGCCTTGCGGGCGGCCGACATGCGGGCGCGCACCTCGGGATCGGCCAACGCCGCCTTGCGGGCGGCCGACATGCGGGCGCGCACCTCGGGATCGGCCAACGCCGCCTTGCTGGCGGCCGACATGCGGGCGCGCACCTCGGGATCGGCCCACGCCGCCTTGCTGGCGGCCGACATGCGGGCGCGCACCTCGGCCGAGCGCTTATAGGTCCGGCTCACGCCATCTCTCCCGGCAGCAGCGGCCCGAGATCGGCGCCATCGGCGAGGCCGTCGATCGCAGTCGCGAGGCGGCGGCGCTCGGCGAAGAGGCCGTGGCGGCGGGCGCGTTCCAAAATCTCGTCGCGCATGTCGAGGAAATCGGCGAGGGCCTGGCCGAGCATCTTTTGCTGCGCGTCGTCGCGGAAAGTGCGCGCCAGCACCGGAGGCATCGCCGGGTGATACGAATAGCGCACGACGAAGTCGAACTCGCCGACGAAGATCTGCCCTTGCGCCTGCGGCAGGTAGTCGGGGCCGAACCCGTCGATCAGGTATTGCAGGTGCGTCCATGGGGCCGGGCATTTCAGCTCCAGCGCCGCGGGCTTTCCGACAATGAGCCGATCGGGCGTCGCGCCGACTCGCCCGTCGTCGGTCGTCAGAAAGCCGACCGCGGCCGTCGCGACCTCTTGCTCGAACTCGTACATGCGCAGGGCCGCGGGCTCGAGCTCCTGGCCGCGCTCCATCCACTCGATACCCTCGATCGACTCGGTGACCTGGTTGAGCAGCAATTCGGCGGCGAGCCGAAAGGCGTAGCCGCGCGCCTGCTTCGAGAGCTGCCATTTCGCCGGCGTCACGATGCGGTGAAATTGCGAGGCGGTCGGGATGCCTAAACGAGCGCGGAGCCATGCCGCGCTTCCCTGTTCGCAATCGATGATCTTCACGGGGGCGCCTGCGTGCAGCCGTGTAGCTGATGGTGGATCATGGCGCGCCCTCCGCGACCGGCTCGTCGCCGAGCAAATGGCAGCACGAGCACAGCCACAGGGTTTTGTCGCCGCGCCGATAGCGACGGAGGCGGTGCGTGCACTGGCATTCGCCGACCCGGTGCACGACGAAGGGCAGCTCGGTTACGGAATCGTAAAGCTCCGGTATTATCGGCGGGCCCACCACGTCATCGGGACACTCGCATCGCGGCGCCTCGATCGTCTTTTCTGTCGCCGCGGGCTGCGCCTGGTCGCCTTCGCAGCAATGCGCGATCCCCGAGCCGCCGCAGTCGGGGCAGGGAAGCTGACCGCGCACCGTCGCGCATTTGCCGCTCCGCACGCGCAAACTCGTGGTCCTGGCCGATATCTGGCCGCGGCCGTGACAGCGTTCGCATCGCATCACAGCCCCCATCCGCTTGACGACGAGCACCCGCCGGCGAGCGAGGCCGGGCCGGCCAGGCGCGCCGGCCCGTAGCGGCGCCGCGGCACGTCGTCGGCAAAGGGCTTGGCCGTCGCCATCTCGGCCGGCCATTCGCCGGCGGGGGCCGCGAGCCGGGGTGCTGCGTGGTTGGCGGCGACCTTGCGGCGCAGCTCGGTTATGCAGCGCTCGGCGCCGCAGGTCGGGGCGGTGCCGCGCCCAGCGCATCCGGGTAAACCCGACAGCGCGCAGGCAGGCGGCGATCGCCGCGAAGTCGTCGGGGCTCGGCCCCGTCGCCGCCAGCGCCTTCAGGGTCGCGACATCCTCGTCGCCGACGATGCCGAGCGCATATTTGAACGGCGCGCCAAACCCGGCGCCGGGGCCGAACACCCGCAGGATGCCCGAGGTGACCTCGAGGTGGACGGGCGGGCTCACGACTGCCCCTCCCGCCTGGCCTTGCGCGCCATCAGCAGGTTGATCGCCACCGGGTAGGCAGCCTGCTGAATGTCGGGCAGCGCCTCGACATTCAGGGTGCGGCAGAAATCGTCGAGATTGACCGCCAGCTCGCGCATCAGGTCGGACAATTCCTTGACCTGCTCGGCGCTGATGTACTCGGCCCCGCCCTTGGCGCCGTCGTCGTCCTCGCCCTCGAAGACGAGGTTGAGCAGCATGCGCGTCGTGTAGCGCTGCCCGTAGGAAGCGGCCGACCCGCCGGCCTGCAGGTTGTTCTTGCCGCCCGAGGTATCGAGCGGCAGCGGGATCGAGGCCGAGCGGCTGTGCCCGTCGACATGCAAGAGGGTGCCCGAGCACAACAGCCGCCCGTCGCCGCCCGACGGGCTGTCGAAGATCAGCGAGAAGCCCTCCGCGATCAGCAGCGGGCGGATCGCCGCGTCGATGTCTTCCCAGCGCGCGAATGGGATCGATGAGCCCTTGCCGCCGCTCTTGCCCGGATACGCGATCTTGCCGCGCCTCGTGATCCGGGGCAGCCGAGCCTGCAACCGGGCATAGGCGGCGTTGAAGGCGGCGCGCGCCTGGTCGGCCTCCAATTCGCGCTGCATGCGCAGGAGCGCCTCCATCTTGGCGACGTCGACCGCCGGGTCGGTCGCCGCCCGCGCGATCAACGCCAGCATCGTCGCCGGCGTGGCGCGCCCCTCGGCGGGCGCGAGGTCGCGCCCGGCTTCGATCAAATCAGCCGTCTCTGCCATCGTCTTCCCCCTTCTCCTCGAACAGCGGGCCGGCCTCGACCGCATGCGTCGCGTCCCACGCGTCGAGCACGGTCAGCCAGCGCCGCAATTCCGCACCGGTGGCGCTCTGCCTCCCGTGCGTCTTGACCGTCGCCTCGGCATGCGCGGCGGCGGCGCGCGCGATGCGCCGCAGGATCGCGTGCTCGGTGAACCTCACGGGTGACAGCTCGGATCGCCGGCGTGCTGGGCGCACCAGGCCTCGTGCGCGTCCCTTTGCGCCATCTGGTAGCCGACATAGCCGCCGATCATCAGCGGCACGCAGCCGCCCAACCCCCACATCAACAGAGCCGCCAGCAGCAAGCCGCGCGCAAATTTCCCAATCATGGCGCGGTCTCCTCCTCGAGCGTCGGCTGGACGTGAGTGCAATCGAGGCACAGCGCATAGCCGCGCGGTTTGGGCGCCACCTCGGCGGTGAGGTCGATCCGCTCGAACTCGCCGTCGCGGTATTCGGCCCAGGCGATGACCTGGACCGCGAGCCGCCCCGAGCCGCAGCGCCGGCACCCGGCCCGGACGGTGTGGCGCATCATCCGATGGCCGCGAGAAAAAACGCGAGCAGCAGCCAGATGACCGAGAGCGCCATGACGGCGCCCATCGCCAGGCGCAGCGTCCGCAGGCGCTCGCCCCGCCGTTGCGCTTGCCCGGCATCCCAACTCATTGCCGGCTCCCCAAGTGCCAGCCGCCGCAATGCGGGCAGCGATAGGCCGCGCGAGGGCGCTCGCCGCGGCGGCGGGCCGCCTTGCTGGCGCGCACCTGCACGCGGTGCGCGAGGGCCGGGCTGGGAAACCGCTTCTTGCCGGCGCACCCCGCCTGGCGGTGCCAGGCTTCTCCGGTAGAGCGGCTCACCGGTGCGTCTCCGGCACCGGCTCGATCATCAGCCGGTAGGTCTTCCCCGTGCCGAGCAGCTCGAAGACGAGCGTATGCCGGCCGCTCGCGACATAATCGGTCGGGACCGATACATCGGCGCGGCGGGCGAACCGCAGCCCCTCGACCTCGAACACGCCCGCGCGCCGGATCGCGGCGGCAAAGGCGTCGGCGTAGCTGGTGATCCCGGCCAGTCGCCGCTGGTAGGCCTCGTGATCGCGCTGGCGCGCTTCGGGCGTGCCGTAGAGTGCCGCTTCCGCCGGCGACAGCCGCAGGTCGCTCACGACGCCACCTCGTGGCGCAACAGCGTTTCGACCCGCGCCGAGAGGAGCGCCATCGTCTGGGAGGCGCCGTGGAGCTCGCCGATCTCGGCGGCGACCGCTTGCGCCAAGGCGGGCTCGCCGGCGAGCCGCAACGCCGCGGCCGCCTGGTCCAAGACCTGGTTGCGCAGATACCCGATGCGGGGCTCCTCGCTCGCGGCATAGAGCCGGGCCGCCGCCGTCGTCAGGTGCCACTCGCGGGTGTCGGGCAGCGCGCGTCTCAGCGCCGGCAGCACCGCCGGCGCCGCGTCGCTCTCAACTTCGGCCGCTGTCGGTTTTTTCGATGCCATCGCACTCTCCCCCTGCCCGCGTGGTTGCGTTCGATGTCGTCATACGGAAATACCGTACGATGGTCAACCCATTTTCCCGTATGGCGGCAGAAATAAAAGTTCCCCCAGACTTTTCGAGAAAGGGGGAAAGCCGATGGCGGGGGATCCGATTTGGGTGGGGTTCGGCGCCGCCGCTCTGGCTGCGGCCGGTCTCTATTTCGCCCGAAGAGCGCGCCGCGCCGCGCCGAAGCCCGGGGAGACGCCCACAATTCCCCGCTCGACCGAGGCGCCGGCGGAAAGCGAGCGTCCACACGCGAGCGTGGGGGAAGAGCCAAGCTGGCTCGTCGCGATGCCTCGCTACGTGCTCGCTCTCGACGTGGAAACCACCGGGCTCGAGGACTCGGACCGGATTGTCAGCGCCGGGTTTATCTTGCTTAACACTCGATCGCTGGCGACCGAATTCGTAGACTTAAAAATCAACCACCTGATTTTTGACCCGGGCAGGCGCAGCCATCCGGTTGCGGAGCGTATCCATGGCTACCGCGCCTCGGTCCTGGCTCACCAAGAGGCCTTTTCGGCCGAGCTGGCTGAGGTTTGCGAGCTGATCGACGCCAGCGACCTCATCGTTGCCCACAACGCCGATTTCGACATCCGCTTTCTCGACCGCGAGCTCACGATGGCCGGTCGCCCGCTTATCGCCAAGCCGCGTTTTTGCACGATGACCGAATGGCGCGAGCGGGCGCTCACGGATTCTGCCTCGCTCCAGGCGGTTGCGCGATATCTCGGTCTCGCGCGGCGCGGCGGCACCCACAACGCGATCGAGGACGCGTGGCTGGCGTTGCGAGTCTACCTGCTGCTACGCGGGTGTCCGATCGCGGTGGGCTTTGGCCCAATTGCGGCGGCGGCGGGCGATCCGCTAAACTTTCATCCCGTTCCAGATGATGAAGCGCCAATCTCCGGGCAGCATCTTGCCGACGTGATGGCTGCCGCCAGACGCAGCGGAGACTATGCCGCCGCCGAGCAGTTTCTTTTGGAGCGAATAACCAGAACAGAAGGGGCGGCCCGTAGCTCGCATGTGGCAGTGCCCTTTCGGGCCTATGGCGTTATGGCGAGTATTCAGCGGCGGCAGAGGCGGTATGCGGCCGAGATCGAGGTGCTGACGCGATATTGCGACATTCAGGGCGAGCTCGGCTACCCGCCAGCTTTGACGGCAACGCAACGGCTGAGCCGAGCTCGCACGCTCGCCGAGCGCGCCGGGGTGACGCCTTTGAGGCTGTAGGGCGGCGTGACGCTCCACTTGCCTGAAGGCGATAGGCGCTGAACCCAAACGCGTAGCGCGCACCAGCAGGTCGTGCGCCGGCCGTTGCCTTCATACCCATTGCCACTTTCCAAGAACGCGGCCCTCGATGCCGGCTTCGTCGAGAGCGGACTCGTAAACGCTGTAGCGCGGGTTGTCGGCGCTGATGCGCACTCGCGGCGGGTTCGAGCCGACGACCAGCTCGACGCGCTTGACGACGTGGCCGACGCCGTCGAACAGCACAAAAATTCCGGGCGGGCTCGGTTGGCGGTCGCTGACATCGACCATGATGCGTTCATACGGGCGAAACGTGGTCTCCATCGAATCCCCGACCACGGTCATGATGCGGATTTGCCCCTCGGCCGCGTCGGTTGCCGCGCGCAAGAAGTCCTTTGGCATCTGCCACGCGTTCCCGCCACCGCCGCTTGGTTCTTCTAGGCCGTTTTCCGCGAGCTCGCGCGGCCTTTGCTCGCGAATTATTGCCATCCCGACCGACGTTAACGAAATCGGAAAATCGCCGCCTAAGGCAAGAACCCGGTCGCGGGGGATTCCCCGCTGCTCGAAGATCGGCACCAGCTCCTCTACGAGCTTTAGCGGCAAGCGCTCTTCCTTGAATTCGTCTTCGTAATATTGATAGCTGCTTTTCGGGCGTCCTAATTTGTCCGCGACTTGCTGTACGCTCAGGCCCGCCTCCCTCGCCAGCGCCTTGAGCGCTGGTCCGGCGCCGCCGCGCCGGGGACGGTTATTTAATTTGCTGTCCGCCATCGCCGAATTTGACCAGCCTCGCCGAGAGCGCGCCGTACGAAATTACCGTTTGACGACCGGACGGAAATACCGTATGGCCCTTCGCCCATGAATGTCGCTCAAAAAATCGCCGCGCGTTTTGGCGGGCTGAACGCGATGGCGCGCGCCGGCGGCTGGCCGGTCACGACGGTGCAGCATTGGTGCAGCACTGGCTTTATCCCGGCCCAGCGCCAGTACGAGGTCTTGCAGGCAGGCGCGTCGCTCGACCCGCCGCTGAGCCCGGCTGATCTGATCTCTGGCGAGGTCCGTGTCGCCGAGGATGCGCCGCGATGACGGCGAGCCCGCAAGAGAGCGCGCTGCGGCTGGACTGTCTGCGGCTGGCGGTGGAATCGGGGCGCTATTACCTCGCCGATGATCGGGCGTCCGCATCGGGCGAGATCGTGGCGCGGGCGCAGGCGTTTTACGATTTTGCGGTCAGGGGTGCTGCAACGGCCCCGGTGGCCGGCAAGGCCCCCGAGACAGCGGCTGCCGGACATTCTCGAAGTGATTGACGATCCCGCCCGACGGCATGGGGCCGCTCGACCGGGCGGCGAGGATCGCGTCGAGGCGCCGTGGCGCCAAAGTCATGCCGGCCGCTCTCGCAAAGCGGCCGGCAGCACAGCTCGAGCGAGCGTTGGGGGAAGGTGGGCGCGCGGGCACCGTGCTCGAGCGGGCGGCTGGCCGAAGGGGGAATTTCGGCCGCCGGCAGGCCCGCGCGCCACATCGTCGGTCTTGTTTTGGCTTGGTCAACTCCTTTGCTGCGCTGTGGTTCCACGCCCTGAAACTGGCGTGGAAAGATTCCGTGCGCGCAGAATTTTCACCCGCGAGCGCGGAATTTTCGTCCGCGAGCGCGGAATCCCCGCTGCCGCCGTCAGCGGAGCCTGCCGTGGCGTTTACCGCTGAGGTCTTCACCCCCGAGGCGGTGCGGGCCGAGCTGTCGGCCCGGATCCGTGAACTCGTCGAGGCTTCCCCCGGCCTGACCGTCAAGGCGCGGCTGCGCGCGGCGGCCCGTGCGCTGGGTCTGCCGCCGGGGCGCGTCACCCGCTTTTTTTATCGCGAGGTGCGCCGGGTTGAAGCCCACGAAGCCGACTGGATCCGCTATCGCGCCGCCGCGGCCAAGCGCCGGCGGCTCGCGGCACTCGAAAACGAATACGCCGCACTCGTCGCCGAGCTGGTGGCCGAGGCTCCTCTTGGCCTGGCTCATCTGGTGCCGCCTCGCCTGGGGACGCCGACGGCGGGCGCGGCAGAGGGCGCGCCGCGCGCGCAACAGAAGGAGGGGGAGCGATGACGATAAGCGCCGCTGCGCGCGGCGAATCGGGATTGCTCGAAATTCGGCTGCGCCGCGACCCCGAAGGGCTGGGCGCGGGCGCCGGCCCCGCAGCTCGTGCCGACGAGGGGGATCGGCGCTGCGGGGCCGCTACCTTTTTGCCCGCTCGGGGGGAAGAGCGGGCGTCGACTGAAAGGAAGTCAGTCATGGCGGAAATGGGAGACGGCTCGGCCGCCGTCAACATCGGCAAGCTTTCCGGCCTGGTGCAGCGCATCGAAGCGAAGAAACAGAACGCCGACGACGTGCGCAGCGACTTGGGCAACCTCTACCAGGAGGCCGAGGATTACGGCTTCAACCGGGCGGCGCTCAAGATGGCGCTCAAGCTCAAGCACATGGAGGACGACAAGCGCAACGACTTCCTCGCCTGCCTCGCGACCTATTGCGACGTGCTGGGCGTGTGGGCGCAGGGCGACCTCTTCGGCGATCAGCCGCGCACTCCGCAGCCCCGCGACCCCGGCCTCGTCGAGCTTACGCCCTATAGCGAGGGGGTGATCGCCGGCCGCGCCGGCGAAGCCGCCTCGCGCAACCCCTACCCGGAGGGTGGGGCGCAGAACGAGGCGTGGCGCGACGGCTGGACCGCGGCATTCGCGGCGCAGTGCGAGCGCCCGCCCGACGCCGCCGAGCCCGAGCCCGATCCGCCAAAGCGCGGGCGCGGCCGCCCGCGCAAGGCGGCGAACGGCGCGGCAAACCTGCGCGACGCAAGCCCGGGCGGCTCGGCATGAGGCCGATGGGCTTCTACCGGCGCGGCAAAGTGCGGGCGCGGCCGAGCGCGCAGCAATTGGCGGCAGCGGCCGCGCTATTCGGGCCGCGACCGAGCAAGCCGATTTCGGAGCAACCTGCGGCCGATGACCCGGGCGGGCCGGCAGTGCCCACGCCTCCGGATGGGGAGGAGGCCGCATGAGCGACGAAATCCGAGAGAGCGAGACGATCCCGGCACGGGAAGGCGAGGAGGCAGGCAGGGGCGCGCCTTATTGGGCCGTCATCGAAATCTTCGGCCATCGCCGGCATGTCGGTGTCATCTCCGAGGCTGAGCAATTTGGCGTGAAAATGTTGCGCATCGACGTACCCGGCCCGGCTCAGCAAGACCTACTAGCTCCACAGCCGGCGATCAAAGCAACGTACTTTTACGGCGGCGCATCGGTCTTTGGCATCACGCCGATTACCGAAGAGCGAGGCCGCGCCGAGCTGGCGCGCATGTGCGATGTCGCAGCGCCAGCTCGGCTGGGTGTGCGCCTCGACTTCGACGACGACTTTGATCCGGGCGACGATCCGTGACCGCCGTGCGACGCATGGCCAGACCGCTGGCGCTCGACCTGTTTTGTGGCGGCGGCGGGGCAAGCATGGGCCTTCATCGCGCCGGCTTCGACGTGACGGGAATCGATATCCGGCCACAGCCTCACTATCCCTTCCGCTTCATCCAAGCTGACGCGTGTGAGCGGGCAGCCCGAGGCCAACGAATGCGCGAGGTACAGCGGCTTCGCGAGACGAGGTCGGCTGTCGCTGCGTCGAACAGACGAAGAGCGCTGCCAAAGGGGGAAAAACGTAATCGCCTCCGAGAGAAATGGAGGCGCCAGCGGATAAGCCGAGTCGCGCCATGACCATTCAAGCGGAACGTACCCTTCAGCAAGAGGTTCTATGGCGCCTGAAAGGCTACCCGATCTTGGCCGTCCCTATCCCTAATGGGATTTGGATACCAGCCCGGTCGGAGGCCGAGAAGGCCGTAGTGGCCAGGCTTATTAACCGATTAAAGGGCGACGGTTTCCTTTTGCCAGGCGCCCCCGACATCATCCTCGCTTGGGCAACCGGCTGTGCAGCGGTCGAGCTGAAGCGCCCGGCGTTTCGCGACGTGTTCGGCCATCACGCCGCGGGCCAAGCCTCGGAGGACCAGCGCGAGTTCGCCCGCCGCTGCGCGGCACTCGGGGTTCACCACGCGTTTGTCCGCTCCTGGGAGGGGCTGAAAGAGCGGCTCGGCGAATGGGGGGCGCTATGAATGCCGAGATCGAGCGTTCTGTGCGTGTCGAGGTCAGCGCCATTGGCGACGGCCGGGTCGTTGTCGCCATCTGTTTTTCCTGCGGCCACCAGGCGCGCATTTGCGACGGCGCCGACGAGTTGCGCGTTCTCGCGCACCTGATCCTGCGGACCTGCGACACCGCCGATGCGCTGAAAGCCGCACCCGAAGCGCTTCAGGGCCAGGTCAAGGGCCGGGCATGAACGGGTTTGTCTGGGGATTTGTCGCCGGGGTCGCCGCGTGGCCGCTCGTCGTGCTCCTCGCGGCCTGGTTCCTCGCGAGCCGCCTGCCGGTCGACTACGGCGGTTGCGAATGAGGGGGGAGCGCCTGCGCAGGGCGCTAAGTTTTTTCGTTGGGGGAAAGCAACGATGTTCTGGGGGAAGCATCACGTCGGCATGATCACCGACGACAAGCTGGTGACGGCGGCTGATATGGCCGGCGCTTCGCCGCTTCTGGGGCCGGTCGTGTTCGGCGCATTGTTCGAGCGCACGATCGAAAATGGCGATGGAACGTTCCGCGGTTTTCAGCCGCGCGTGCTGGCGTACAAATTCCGAGTCAAGGTGGAGGAGGTCGAGCGCCTCATCGCCGCCTTTGTAGAGCTCGGGATCGTCGCCGGCGAGCGCTTGGTCAACTGGGCTAAGCGCCAGGGCGCCGCCGCCATCGAGGCTGGCCTAGCCGCGGCCAAATCCGTCGACCGCGCGATCACGAAATCGGCCGAGCGGATGCGGCGAAAGCGCGAGCGCGACGCCGCCGCGCACCGGCAGGGGGAGCTCTTTACGGCCGCCGCCAAAGAGGCGTCACACCGCCCCGTCACAGCGTCACATCCGGGCGTCACATGTGACGCTACCGCGTCCCTTCCCCCTGCACCCCCTACCAGAGATATATATAAAAATACCCCCCAAAAGCCCCCCCAAGGGGGAGCGCGCAGCGCCCGGATGCAAATCGCCGAGAGGGAAGGCGAGGGGGTTCAGGGCGAGATCCTGATGCCGCTCGACGGCGGCCGGCGTCGGCCAGTGTTAGACAGGCCGCCGCGGATGACGGAACGCGAGCGGCGCAGGATCGCCTACCATGCCATGCTCGCGAACTGGGTGGCTCGGGTGGAGGCGGCCGGTGGCCTCGCCGCCTGAGGTCGCCGTCGCGGTGGCGATGCTGGCCGAGATATTCCACGACGGCCCGAGCGAGAGAGGCGTGAACCTCTACGCCCGGGCCCTGGCCGACCTGCCGACGGTTGCGCTGACGGATGCGGTCGACCGGCTGATCCGCGACCACGAACGCTTTTTCCCGACCCCGGCCGAGATCCGCGCCGCCGCGGGGTTTGCCGGCGACGATGCCGCTTCCGGTGCACTGCCGCTGTTTCCCCCCGACCCGCGCAGCCTCGACCAGATAGCCGACACCCGTCGGCGGCTGGCGCCGCTGTGGGGCGAGGTGCGGCGCGTGTTCAACGGGGGCGAGCTGCGCCCGTTCGCCGAGGTTATGGCCGATCTCGATGCCGGCAGGCTCGGCACGGCGTCCTTGCCGGCGCCGGCCGCGCCGCGCCGCCCGGCGCCGTGCTATGTCGCCGACGGGCCGGACGACGACCGGTTGGCGACCGGTTGGCGACCGCTGGGCGACGCTCTCGGGCCGATGCCGGCTATCGCAGAGGAGGAGAGGTCATGAATTTCGAGGATCTGGTGGACCGAGTGACGCAGCGTCTGGCCTGGCCGACAGCAAAAACGACGGTGCGCGAGGTGTTGCGCGCGGAGTTCGCGATTATCGGCGAGGCGTTGGCGACCGAGAGCGAGGTGGTCCTGCCCGAGCTCGGGCGGTTCAAGGTCGAGCATGTCGGCTCGCGCACTGGGCGGCATCCGCGCACCGGCGAGCCGATCGCGATCCCGGCGCGCCGACGGGTCAAGTTCGCCCCCACACTGCGGGTCAAGCGCAGGCTGCAGCCCTGGTGGCGGAATGGCTCGCCAGGGAGTTGATTTGAAATTGGCGTGCGTCACGGTGACGGTAATGGGGCCAACGGGGTCCGGTAAGTCCCGAATTCTCGGCGAGATTGAGATCGCGCTCAAGGCGATCGGCGTCTCGGTTCGGTGGGCTGACGCGGACGACCGGCGTTCAGTCAACAGCGAGCATTGGGCCGAGGCGACAGGCGGTTGGCAGCCGGATTTCCCCGTGGTCGTGCTCAAGGAGATTAATGTGCCGATCAGTCCGAAAAAGCCGTGCGCGCGCTAACGGTTTGCGTGTTTGTAATCCCAGTAGCAGCCGCCTTCGGAGGCGGGTTATGTACGGCGGCGGCGCTCTATTTTATTGCCTTGGAAGCGATCGGTGGTTGGTGTATCTCACACCAACTTACTTGGGCGCTCTGTTCAGCGTCGGTCGTCGCCGCCTCGTCACTGATGACGGTGGCCGTCAGGTCACAAATAAGGCCATGCCCGCCGCGACCTAGCCCTTCAACCGACCCAGGCCGAGCAGTCGATCCCTCGTGGCACAAGCTGACGCGGCGTATTAAACATCCTATTTAAGTGTTAAGTGCGGTATCGCCTGTCTTGGGGGAAAGCACTTGTCGCATGAGGCGGCATGCTCGGCTGGCGGGGGCGGATGCACATGGCTGGACTGCGCCAGCGCACGATCGCGCGGCTCCTCGGCTGGAGCGAGGGCGGTGTATCGAAAGGGCTGCGCCGCGATCCGGTGCCGGGGCCGATCCGGGCTGTGATCAGCGCGTGGGAAGTGATGCCGCCTCAGCAGCGCGCCGATTGGCTCGCGGCGCACGGCCTGCGCCACCGATTGCCGCGGCAGCGGCTGGTCTCGCCCGGGTTGCCGGCGAAGAGTGCACCGCGCGCCGCCGGGCAAAAAACAACCAAACTGCAACCGGGTTGCATTTTACCGCCGCACTCGGATCGGAACTTTCCGGCATGATTCCGGCTACCCTGGGATAATTCGACCTTGGGCGCAGCGGGGCGTCACGAATGTGAGCAAAAAAACTCGCAGCGCCCATGGCGCTCGCCTGGTCTCCCCCCTGCCAGGCGAGCGTTTTACGCACGGCCCGGTCGAGCTCTGCCCAAATCCGATCGCCGATGACGCGGGGGTGATCTCGCGCCCCTACCGCGCGATCAACATCCTCGCCGCGATGGAGCGCCGCGGTGCGATCACCGCCCGGATGCGCACCGCCGGCGACGACTTCAACGAGCTTTTTCGGCGAGCCGCGCTCGACCCGCTGCGCGCCGCTCCGCTTGTGCGCCAGAGTCGCGGCCGGAACGAGCCGAGCCTGGCGCTCGAAGTGGCGCGCGAGCGGGTGTGGCGCGCCATCACCGCGGTCGGAGGGGTCGGCTCGCCCGGCGGGTCCTGCCTGTGGCATGTCGTCGGCTGGGAAACCTCGCTGAAGGAATGGGCGCTGGGCCAGGGCTGGAACGGCCGCCGCGTCAGCCAGGAAGCGGCCTCGGGCATCCTGATCGCCGCGCTGGGCGCGCTGCATCAGCATTTTCAGGGCGTCGCCCGCGCCGCCTGAAACCCTCACACCACCGACAAACCGACGTTTTAGTCTGTGACGCGCTCGGAACGGCGTTACAGGTGCGCAAGAAGCTTGTCGGCGCCCCCGGTTTCGGGGCCGCGCTTTGTCGCCTATTTCCGGGTTTCGACCGATAAGCAGGGCGCCTCGGGGCTGGGGCTTGAAGCGCAACGCGAGGCCGTCTCCCGCCATGTAGGTGCTGCGGGCGGGCTCGTCGTCGCCGAGTTCACCGAGGTCGAGACCGGCACCCGAAAACGCCACCGGCCGCAGATGATGGCGGCGCTGGCGGCATGCCGGCTGAGGCGCGCCGTCTTGGTCATCGCCAAGCTCGATCGGCTGGCGCGCAACGTCCATTTCGTCTCGGGGCTGATGGAAGCCGGCGTCGAGTTCGTCGCATGCGACAACCCGCATGCGACGCGCGTCCTGGTCCACATCATGGCGGCCTTTGCCGAGTACGAGGCCGAGGCGATCTCGCGCCGCACCAAGGAAGCCTTGGCCGCCGCCAAGGCGCGCGGCGTCAGGCTCGGCAACCCGCATTTGAAGCCCGGCGACCGTTTCGGCCTGGCGCGTGCGGCGCGGCGTGCCCGTGCGGTGCGGGCGCAGGAGCGCGCCGCCGACGTGATGCACTTCATCGCTGCGGCGCAAGCCGCGGGCTGCGCCAGCCTCGGCGAGATCGCGCGCGCTTTGACCGCGCGCGGCATCGACACCCCGGGCGGCGGCCATGAGTGGCGCGCCGAGCAGGTCAAGCGAGTCATTCAACGCGCGGGGGATGCGAACCGGTGAACATCGAAGCCGAGATCATCGATTTCGGTTGCGCCTATCCCCTCGACGATGCGCCGATCCGCTATTGCGGCTGCCGGCGGCGGGTCGGATCGAGCTATTGCGAGGCGCACCATGCGCTGTGCTACCTGCCGCGCGGCTCGCGCGCCGAAGAACGCCTGCTAGGCTATCACCGATGGCTGGCGCGCGTCGGGCAGCGGACGATCCGCGATTGCCTGTGGGCGCAGCGTGAAGACGCTCGCCGCGCGGCTGCGGCTGTTGCCGGCGCGGGTCAATCTCCCTCAGAAGAAAGCTGCCCCGCTCTACGCCTCGCCTGAATGGCGCTCGCTGATCGCGTCGATCATCGCCGAGCGCGGCCGGCGTTGTGAAGACCCGGCCCATGATCCGGGGCGTCCGCGCGCCGGGGTGCGTCTCTTTGGCGACCACATCAAGGAACTCGCCGACGGCGGGGCGCTCCTCGACCGGCGCAACATCATGCTGCTCTGCGGCGCGTGCCATTCGCGCAAGACCGCGGCCGCCCGCGCAAGGCGCCAGGGGGATGGGGGTTTCCCGTCGCCGTCGCCGACGCACGAGTAACCGCGTGGGACCGCACGCGCAGAGTTTTTTTGGCGTCTTGAGAATTTTGGGGAAATCCTCGATTTGACCGAAAAAGTCACCGGCCGGCCGCCATTCAAGCCGACGGCGAAGCTGCGGCGCGCGGTCGAGGAGATGCGCGCCTGTGGCGAGGCGCAGGAGACGATCGCGCGGGCGATCGGGTGCAGCGACGAGACCTTGCGCAAGCATTTTGCCAACGAGCTGGCGACCGGCCATGCGGTGCGCCGGCGCGAGGTCATCGGGCTCCTGTTCCAGAGCGCGCGCGGCGGCAACGTCTCGGCCCAGCGCAAGCTCGACGACATGACACGGCCCGGCGCGGCGCGACCGGAAGGCGAAAGGGCGCCCCCACTCGGCAAAAAGGAAGAGGCGCAGGAAGCAGCCCTCCATCCCGATGCCGCGACTGACATGGGCGAGCTGATGGCGCGTCGCGCGCGGATGCACTGATGGCGGTCGAAACCGTCGCGATCGGCGACGCGCGCCTCATCCTCGGCGACTGCCGCGAGATATTGCCGGGGATCGAGCGGCACTGGTTCGACATTGCCTGCCGCCGCATCGAAGAAGCGCAGGCAAAGGTGACGGCCGCCGCCGCGGCGTAAGCCCGAATTCGCAAAATGTGGGACCTGTCGTGCCGGGACTGGGAAGAGCGGATACGGCAGGGCCGCCCGCTGGTGCCCGAGCTGCCGCTGTGGCGCGAGGAAGCCGACATCGCGGTCGAGTTCTTCGACCGGTTGCGGCTGCCCGACGTCGTCGGCAATCCGACAATGGCCGAGGCTTGCGGCGAGTGGTGGCGCGACATCATCCGCGCGTTGTTCGGTTCGCTCGACCCGGTCGCGATGACGCGCTGGATCGAGGAAATATTCGCGCTAGTTGCGAAAAAGAATTCGAAGACCACCTACGGCGCCGGGCTAATGCTGACGGCGCTCTTCATGAACCGGCGGCCGCTCGCCGAATTTCTGTTTATCGCCGTTACTCACTCGATCGCCGACCTCGCCTTCAGCCAGGCGGCGGGCATGATCGAGCTTGATCCCGAGCTGAAGCGGCGCTACCGGGTGCGCGAGCACATCAAGGAAATCCGCGACCGGATCACCGGGGCCCGGCTCAAGATTAAGACCTTCGATTTGAACGTGCTGACCGGGCCGCGGCCGGCGGGTGTGTTTCTCGACGAATTGCACCTGCTCGGCGGCGTCGCCGCGGCATCGAAAATCATTCGGCAATTGCGCGGCGGTCGCGAGGCGATCCCGGAAGGGTTTCTGGTTTTTTGCACGACCCAGTCGGAGGACGCGCCGGCCGGGGCCTTTGCCGAGGAGTTGGGAACCGCGCGTGCGATCCGCGACGGCCATCGCTCGGGCAAGATGCTGCCGGCGCTTTATGAATTCCCGCGGGAATTGCAGAAGTTGTCGGTCGCAGGAGAGCCGGCGCCGTGGGAGAATCCCGCAGCGTGGCCGATGGTTACGCCCAATCTCGGGCGCTCATTGCGGCTCGATAGCCTGATCGAGAAGTTCGGCGAGGCCAAGGAAAAGGGCGACGCCTCGTTGCGTGGATGGGCCTCGCAGCATTTGAATGTCGAGATCGGCCTCGCCTTGCATTCGGCGCGGTGGGCCGGCGCTGATTTCTGGGAAGGGGCGGCCGACCCGAGCCTGTCATTGCTGGCGCTATTGGCGCGCAGCGAAGTCGTGTGCATCGGGATCGACGGCGGCGGCCTCGACGACCTATTGGGGCTGGCGGTATTGGGCCGCGAGAGCGGCAGCGAGCGCTGGCTGCATTGGGGCCGCGCGTGGGCGCACACCTCGGTATTGGAGCGGCGCAAGAGCGAGGCAGCGCGGCTGCGCGACCTCGCCGCAGCCGAGGAATTGGTCATCGTCGAGCGGCTCGGCGACGACATCGACGAGTTGGCCCAGATCTGCGAGCACGTGCTCAACACCGGTCTTTTGGCGCAGATCGGTCTCGACCCGGTCGGGATCGGCGTCGTGGTCGACGCCTTGGCGCAGCGCGAGATGACCGGAGAGAGCGGCCATGTCATCGGGATCAGCCAGGGCTGGAAGCTCTCGGGTGCGATCAAGACAGCCGAGCGCAAGCTCGCCGAGGGCAGCCTCGCGCATTGCGGCCAGGCGCTGATGGCGTGGGCGGTCGGCAACGCCAAGGTCGAGCCACGCGGCAACGCGATCACGATCACCAAGCAAGCCGCCGGCTACGCCAAGATCGACCCTGTAATGGCGCTCTTCGACGCGGTCGCGTGCCTGTCACAGAACCCGCCGTCGCGGCGCTCGGTCTACGAGAAGCGCGGGCTGTTGGTCATTTGAAAATAACGGTCCTCGGGAAGAAATCCGGGGACGCGCTGGAGTTTGGCAAAGTCCTCGCGGCTGCGCACGACGAGCGCCTCGCCCCAAAGCGCATCGAGAATGATCGTGGCGGCTTCGGGGCGCATATCTGAGGATCTGGGAGCGCCCAGGACAGACACGTTCTCGATGACCAGCAGACTGAGCGTAGGGCTGTCGGGCGATAAACGACCGATCCCATGCAGTTCGCCGATGACCGCGCCATCGAAGACGACCGGGTAAATCTCCATCGCGGTCAGAAGCATAACAGGCGAGGGGGCGGATGGAAAAGCTCGACGCCCGGCCGCTGTGGCGGCTCGACCTCGCGGCACTCGCCGCTGCGGTCATCACCTTCGCGATCGTCTGTGGCTTCGGCTGAATTGTGTTCGGGTTTCGCCGGCGCTGGCGGCCGCGGCTGCGGGTGACCGCGCTCAACCACGACTTCGCCGCCGCCCAGCCGCATTACGCGATCGTCGCCGACCATGAACTGACCCCGGCGCAGATGCACCTCGTGTCGCGCGCCTGGCACGCGCTGGCGCCCGGAGGATCGGCGCTGATCATCGACGGCAACGCCGAGATCCTGTCGCATCGCCTCGAAGCCGCCATTGCTGAGCTGCAGGGCGGCACCGAATTGCTGGACTCCTGATGGCCGGCCTCTTTCGCCGGCTCGCCACTGCGTTTCGCAAGGACGCGGTGGTCGGGTCCGAGCTCGTCCACGCCTTCAACGAATGGGGCTTGTCGACCGCCGGCATCGCGGTCAACGACGTGACGGCGCTGCGCTACGTCGCGGTCATGACCTGTGTCGCGATCCTCGCCGAGGACATCGCGAAATTGCCGGTCAGGATGATGCGCCGGCTGCCCAACGGCGGCAAGGAGCAGGTCGCCAACCATTTCCTCGCCCGGCTGTTGCGCCATCCCAATGCGTGGCAGACCCGGTTCGAGTTCATGGAAATGATGATGGCCTCGGTGGTGCTGCGCGGCAACGCCTGGGCGGTCATCCTGCGCGACGCGAACGGGTTTCCGACGCAATTGGTGCCGCTGCACCCCGACCGGGTGACCCTGTTCGAGGCGCCCGGCGGCGAATGGTTCTGGGTCGTGACGCGCCAAGGGCTGCACGAAATGGCAGTCCTTCGCGACATGCCGGTCATGATCCATTCCGACGACATGCTGCACATCCGCTGGCTGCAAACCTGGCATAGCCTCTTGGGCACGCATCGCGTGGCGCTGATGCGCGAGACGATCGGCCTCGGCATGGCGCAGGAGCAATACGCGACCCGGCTGATGGGCTCGGGTGCGCGGCCGGGCGGTGTTCTCCAGACCGACCGAAAGTTGTCCGAGGAAGCTTTTGAGAGGCTGCGTGACGGCTTCAACCAAAATTACGCCGGGCTGCGCAATGCCGGCCGTACCGCGATCCTCGA